TCTGGACAGAAGCAATGGCGACGCCATCTGTCAAGCGGGCTGTTATGTCACGAGTTCGGAATGTATGCGCCAGGCTGGCGTCAGATGCAATACTGTTCGAGTTCGGTCCAGGCAATACGCCCATCCGAGTTACGCTCCAATTTCTTGAGCGCATGGTAGGAGAAACGCTTCCGGCTGAAGGCCGAGTTGAACGCCTGGGGCGTCATACCCATCACAGCCGCGACGCGCTTGAGTTGCTTGCGGCCCTGGGAGTCTGCCGCGATCCCGCGCAGAAATAGTGCTTTCACTGGATCGGGGTCTTCGATCAGGCGCCCGCCCGTGTGGATGACCACCTTCGGTTCGGCGGGCTTTTTGGGTGTCGGGGAGGTGCCGAGAAGGTCGTCGAGCGGGTCACTCATGTTTTATCCCTTTGAGTTTATGGGTTTGCAAAATTCGGAGTAGCATGGAGAATTTCAGTTGACAAGGCTGGATTTGTCGGGGTAGGGCCGTCAATGCGTTGCCCGAAGCACGCCCGACAAAAAGGAGTCTCCCATGTCGCTCGAATCCGAAATCAAAGAACTGACAGCCGCGATCAAAGCCCTCCCGGCAGAGATCGCAGCGGCGCTCGCAGGAGTGACCGTAGCGGCCCCGGCGGAAGTCGTGGCCGAAGAACCGACCGAGGAAAAGCCGAAGAAAGCTGCCTCCGGTAAAAAGGCCGCCGCCAAGAAAGATGAACTGAAAGCCGAAGAACCGGCTGCCGACGAACCCGATGACGGCGAGGCCGCCAAGGCCGCGATCATCGACTTCGTTCGCACCTACATCGGCGGCATGGAGCACGGCTCCGAGAAGCAGATGGCCGAGGCCGCCAAGGTCCGCGCAGTCTTCGACTCGGTCGGCGCTGCCAAGGCCGGTGACGTTCCGGCTGACAAGGCTGTCGAAGTCCTTGAGAAGCTGAAAAAGATCGAAAAGGGCGAAGCTGTCGAAGACGGCGCATCCTCTCTGATCTAAGCCGAGCAGATGTCCGGCTATCACTCCCCTTTATCGCCGAGCGGCGCGCACCGGTATCTCCGGTGTCGCGCTGCTCCGGCGGCATCGACCGGCCTGCCGAGCACGTCCAGCGTGTACGCAGCCGAAGGCACGATGTTGCATGAGATCGCGGAACGCTGTCTGCTCGACGGCGGAGACCCCCACCGCTTCATCGGCGAGAAATTCGAAATCGACGGCCATCACCTCGAAATGACGAAGGATATGGCCGACTGTATGATCGCCGACCTGTACGATGTGAGAGACATCTTCACCGACGGAGAACTCCATATCGAAACCCGTGTGAAACTCGACTGGCCGCTCGGCGAAGGCGAGAGCGGAACCGCCGACATCAGCGGTAAAACGTGGAACGGGATCATCCGCATCGACGACTGGAAGTTCGGCAAAGGCATCAAGGTCGATGCCGAGCACAACGAGCAGATGAGCCTTTACGGCATCGGCGCGATCCTGGAGTTCTGGCCGGACGACCCGCCCGACACAAAAGTCCACCTGACGATCCGACAGCCGCGTATCCGCGACGGGAACTCCACCTGGGAGACGACCATCGGCGAACTGATGACGTGGGCCGAAGAAGTCGTCGTCCCGGCCATCGCCGAGATCAAATCAGGCACCGCTCCCTTCAATCCCGGCCCCAAGCAGTGCTACTGGTGCCCGGCGAAGAAAGGTAACATCGACCTCAACATCCCTCCGTGTGCTGCGCATGAGCAGTTTAACCTCGGGATCGCCCGGCGCATGTTCACCGATCTGGACGTGGCCTCCCTGCTCGGCGCCGAGCCGACGGAAGTGCCGACATCCAGCGTTGACCCGCACATGCGCATTTGGTTGCTCGACCATGCCGATATGTTCACCGACTGGCTGAAAGACCTCAAGGATCAAATCCACAACGATCTTGAAGCCGGTCGGGACCACATGGCGCCCGGCAAGAAACTCATCGAAGGCCGCGCCGGTCATCGCAAGTACAAAGAGAGCGAACAGGCCACGGTCGAGAAGCTGGCTAGACAACAGCTTGGCGATGGTGCATACGACGTATCTCTGAAATCTCCCGCACAGCTAGAGATAGCCATGGGGAAACCACTCTTTGACCTGCTTTTCGATGGACTCGTAGAACAGTCCCGAGGGAAGCCGATCATTGCGGACATGGGGCATCCGAAACCCGCCCTTCCATCGCTGAGGCAACAACTCGGCTCTATTCCAGAAAGTGAGTAACATGACAAATTCCGCAACCGTCGAAATCCCGGCAACCCAAGTGACCATCACCGGTCGTCTGTCGTATGCCGACATCTTCAAACCCCGCTCCTTCAAAAAAGGTGATGACGCGAACGCTCGGTACAAGACGCTCGTGCTGATCCCGAAGGACACCGAGCAGGGCAAGAAAGACTTCGCCGCTCTGAAGGCAGCTTTGGAAGCCGCGAAGAAAGAGAAGTGGGGAGACAAAATTCCCACCCTCACCCCCGACAAGCTGTGCGTGAAGGATGGCGACACGCTCGGCAAGGACGAAACGAAAGGCATGTGGGTCGTCGCCGCTTCTGACGACACCCCGCCGGTCGTTCTCGACCGCGATGGTCGCACCGAACTCACCGAGAAAGACGGCAAGGTCTATTCGGGCTCCTATGCTCGCGTGATCGTCAATCTGTGGTGCCAGGACAACGAGTACGGCAAGCGTGTCAACGCAAACCTCCGTGCCCTGCAATTCGTCGCTCACGGCGAAGCGTTCGGCAAAGGTCGCATCGATGCTCGCGCTGTCTTTGGCAGCCTGGAAGACGACGACGTGGCCGGTCTCGGCTTCGGCTCGCTCGACGAAGGCGGCGAAGAAACCGCTGGACAGAGCACTGTCGATCTGATCTAAGTAGGTCTCGCCTCCCAATCCGAGGCGTTTCCTCCCTTAGACTTCGGCCCCGGCAGAGAAACGTCAGACACTCTTGCCGGGGTCTTTTTGTCACCCCGAGCATTCCGACGCCCATGACCGACCCAATCCAATACGCTCAGACCATGCTTGACCGCATGAAGCGCCACTTCGGCGTCAGTCGCGTATTATGGCGACCCGTTCTCGATCATCCGGGGTACGAGGTGAGTTCAGCCGGAGAAGTACGAAGTGTTGATCGAATTGTGTCCACTCGAACCGGCGAACGGAATTACAAAGGAAAACTTCTAAAACCCTCTTCGGGGGCAGACGGATACCAGACAGTATGTCTGGGAAGAGGACATACCAGGCCAGTTCATCAGCTTGTGTGCGAGGCGTTCTGCGGGCCGAGGCCGCCCGGCAACGAAGCCCGGCACCTCAACGCCAACACGCAGGATAACGCAGCAGATAACATAGCGTGGGGCACGAGATCGGATAACATCCACGACAAAGCGTTCGCTGGCACTCCGCATCGCGTATTGTCGGCTGCAGATGTCAGACGCATCAGAGCCGACAGGAGCAGGGGAACGAAAATAGCAGAGCTATCAGATAAATACGGGGTCAACCAATCTTCGATTTCCGCCGTTCTGACAGGAAGGTCGTTTAGCTATGTACGGTGAGAGAGGATCATACGAAGACACAATGCTTGGTCGGATGAAGAAACATTTCGGGTGCCCCCGGATCATGTTCATCGACCTTGAGACGTTCAGCGAGTGCAACCTCGGCGACCACGGCGCGACCGTCTATGCCGAGCACCCGTCCACCGAGATTATGATGGGCGCTTACGCCTTCGACAACGGTGATGTCCTTCAGTGGGACAAATACGCCCTGTCGGTCGGCGACGTGATGACGCCCGAAGAGATACCGGAGGAAGTCCTCCGTGTACTGCGCGATGAGGATAAGGACACCCTCATCGTCGCATGGAATATGTCGTTCGAATTTGTGATCTTCAAATATCACCTCGGCATCGTCCTCCCGATTTCGCGGATCATGGACCCCATGATTAACGCTTTCTACCTGTCCTTCCCCGGCAAACTCGGAACCGTCGGCGGCCTCGTCGGGCTGCCGGAGGACAAGCAGAAGGACAAGGACGGCAAGGCTCTGATCCGCACGTTCTCCGTCCCTGCAAAGCCGACAAAACGGATGCCGGATCGCACTCGAATCTGGCCGAAGGACCAGCCCGAGAAGTACGAGAAGTACAAGCGGTACAACCGCCAGGACGTTTCAGCCATGCGGGACATCTGCTACCGGCTGATGCAATACGCCATGCCGATCCACGAGTGGGAAAGCTGGCGCCGCGACTTCGCCTTGAACGACCGGGGCATCCCCGTGAACAAATCCATGGCCGAGAACGCCTGCCGCATCTACGACTCCTATCGGGAAGAACAGACCAATCGGCTCGCCAACATCACCCGACTGAACAACCCGAACTCCGTGTCGCAGCTTCTCGAATGGCTCCAGGAATCGGGTGAATATCCGTTCGACAACCTCAAGAAATCGAGCGTCGCACGGGTACTGCGAGAGGAACACCTCATCCCGGAAGACCCGAAAGTCAAAGAGGCCCTTGAACTGCGCCGCGAGTTGGCGAAGACATCGGCCACGAAGTTCAGGAAGTTCCGGGATACAACGTCCGCAGACGGAACAATCAAGTTCGCTCTGCAATTCGGCGGCGCTCAGCGAACGCTGCGCTGGTCCGGGCGGCTCGTGCAGCCGCACAATCTCAAGAAACCGTCCGACGAACTGGCGGAGGTCATGCCTCTCCTGGCAGACATCATCGAGCATTGCGACGCCACCACGCTTGAACTGATTTTCGGCGACCCGATGACCGTCCTGTCGGAAGGTATCCGTGGGTGCATCCAGGCCCCTCCCGGCTATCTGTTCGCCGACGCCGACTTGTCCGCCATCGAGAACGTCGTGCTCGGATGGGCTGCCCGAGAAGAGAAAATCCTGAACGTCTTCCGGGAGGGCAAAGACCCCTATCTGTCCTTCGCGCAGTTCATGTACAACGAGACGTACGAAGACCTCTGGCACGACTTCAAGGTCAACAAGAACAAGAAAAAAAGAACAATCTCGAAGCCTGCCGTTCTCGGCTGCGGATACCGTCTCGGCCCCGGCCAGCGATACATCGACGACCAGTCCGGCGAGGAAGAAGCCACCGGCCTGATCGGCTACGCCAAGGCGATGTACATCGACCTCACCGACAAGGAAGCCGAGGACTCCGTGCGCATCTGGCGGGCGACATACAACGAGGTCGTGAACTTCTGGTATCAACTCGAAGCCGCTGCAATGGATACACTTCGCACCGGCCTGCCGAACGAAGTCAACGGGTTCGTCTTCGACATCAAGTTCCCCTTCATGCGCATCCGCCTGCCGTCAGGTCGGCACCTCCACTACTACAAGGCCCACGTCCGCAAGGTGAAAGCACCGTGGGGCGAAATGGTGGACAACGTGTGCTATTGGGGCCTGAAGGAACAGGCGTGGTGTATGCAGTCCACCCACGGAGGGAAGATCACCGAGAACATCGTCCAGGCCGCCGCACGGGACATCCTTGACCACGGCCTCGCGCTCGCGCAGAAAGAGGGGATCGACGTTCGCCTGCACGTCCACGACCAAGACGTTGCTCTTGTCAAAGAGAGCCGGGCCGAGCACGATCTGAAAATCCTACAGGAGTGCATGGCGGTTCGACCGTCGTGGGCGCCTGACATCCCACTCAATACCGGCGCAACGCTGGTGTCGCACTTCACGAAGGACTAGGCCATGAAAACCGACAAAGACGCCTTGGAGAGCGAAGTCCAGGAGCCCGTCTGCACAGAGGCCCGCGCTGCCGGTTGGCACCAGCGTCGTCTGAAATGGGCCAATCGCGTCGGTGCGCCGGACGACCTGTTCATCAAGGATGGCCGCGTGGTCTTCATCGAGTTCAAGCGCCCATCCGGCGGGCGTCGCAAAGGCATCCAGAAGAAAGAGGCACGCCTTATAAACGAGCACGGCGGCGAGGCATACTTCTGCGAGACAGTGGAGGAAGGCCGGAGGATTCTCGGCCTGCCGGGTGCCCATGGCTGAGTCTGTTACCCGTCGCTGGATCACGTCCGCGCATCTGCGCGATCTGATCGAAGGCCCTCCACCGAAGATACTGACTGTCGATGATTTCGATCCATGGCAGAAGTGGATGGCCAACAAGGTCATCCAGCGCCTCGGCGTTATCCTGGCGGCGGAAATGGGCCTCGGGAAGACGGCGGCTACGCTCTACGGCATGATTAAGCTGCTCGAAGCCGGGAAGATCAAGAAATGGCTGGTGGTCGCTCCGCTCCGCGTTGCAGAAGAGACGTGGCCGGACGAAATGTGGAAATGGGACTTCGCCCGCGAATATCAGTTCTCTCCGATCCTCGGCTCCGAGAAAGACCGGATCGCAGCCGTCAAGAGCGATGCCCCGATCCACATCATCAACCGGGAGAACATCACCTGGCTCTGGAAAAAGTACCGGCACAACTGGCCGTACGATGGTCTGATCTACGACGAGTCCAGCCGTCTGAAAGCCGGGGAGCGCCGGTCGGCCACGAAGAAAGACAAAGAGACGGGCCGTATCTCCGGCGGCGTCATCAACGAGTTCGGTTCGTTGGCGCAAGCCGTCGATGCGAAAAAGTTCAAGCGCGTCGTCGAACTCACCGGCACGCCGACGCCAAACGGTCTTCAGAACTGGTGGGGCCAGATGTATCTGGTGGACGGCGGAGATCGTCTTGGTAATGACAAAGTGGCCTTCGACCGTCGGTGGTTCTACAAGAACGAATACACCCGCAAAGTCGAGGCGCAGGATCACGCAGAGGAAGAGATCATGGCGCGCATCAAGGATGCCGTCTTCAGTCTCAAAGAGCAGGACTTCCTCACATCCAAACTCCCGCCGGTCGTGCCGCATCCCAGATGGGTCACTCTGCCTGAGAAGGCCATGGCCGAGTACAAGATGCTTCAGAAGGAAATGGTGCTCGACGAGTATGACGTGGAGGCCGTCAACAACGGCGTCTTGGCCAACAAACTGTTGCAATTGTGCAACGGTTCGATCTACGACTCTGAGGGTCATGCCCACGAAATACACTCCCGAAAACTCGAAGAGTTGGAGTCGATCCACCACGGCGCCGGGGGCCGACCGGTCCTCGTGGCCTACAGCTATAAGTTCGACCTCGACCGTATCCTCGGGCGCTTCCCGAAATGGCGTGTGTTCGGGGAGAGCGACAAGGACATGGCCGATTGGAACGCCGGGAAGATCGACGGCCTGCTGATCCACCCGCAGTCCGCCGGGCACGGCTTGAACTTCCAGTTCGGCGGCAACATCTTGATCTGGTACGGCCTGACGTGGAGCCTCGAATACTTCCTTCAGACGAACAAGCGCATCCACCGTCGCGGCCAGCAGGCCGACCGAGTGCATCAATATTTCATCCTGGCGAAAAATACGTTCGACGAACGCCAGTACAGTGTGCTAAGCGAAAAGGAACAGACCCAGGAACGCATCACCGATCAGATTCGCGTTCTGCGCTCGACTGTTGAGGCCCAAGTATGACCGACCCTCTGAACGATCTGCTCGGCGGTGGCGCCGACCCCGATGTCGTAGACGTGCCCCCGAAGCGCCGTCGCGGCAGGCCGCGCAATGATGGGCTTCCGCCTCAGACGAAGCGCGTCGAGGGTGTCCACAAAACAGGGACCGGGGACAGCCTCGCTGGTGTCGATCTCCGCACCGAACAAATCCAGAAGGGCGTTACCGCTACATGGCTCGCCCGCGTCATGCGCATGGACGTGAACGACGTGAAGGCCCGGCTGGCGCACGTCACACCGATGACCACCGGCAACCGCCAGGCTGCGTACGACATCAAGACGGCCATGCAGCACCTCGTCGATCCGGTGGCCGACATCGAAGCCTTCATCCGCAACATGGACCCCAAGAGCCTGCCGACGCAGCTTACGTCCGCCTTCTGGACGGCGGAGAAGACCCGCCTTCAGACGCTCGAAATGGCCGGTCAGTTGTGGAACACGAACACCGTTCTGACGGGATACGCCCATGTATTCCGCATACTGAGGGACGATACTAATCTGTGGGTGGACACCCTGGATGAAGTCGAAGAAATGACCGACAAGCAGCGTGCCGTCGTCGCGCAACTCGTGGACGGTCTCCTGTCGAACATCCACAAGTCTCTGGCCGAGTTCACGGAAGAGAACGCCACCCGATCCGAATTGCAGTTCCTTGAGGAACGCCTTGAGGAAGTGCGCATGGAGAAAGAACGTGGAAATTGAGCAAGGCCCTATCCTTGAACAACTCATGCTGTCCGTGGCCCGCGATGCGCGCCCCGAAGAACGCCTGACTCCGACTGAGGCTGCCGCGAAGTACATCTACATCAACCAGCCGGGCTCCTACGTCGGCCAGTTCGACCCGGACTATACGCCCTACATGAAAGAGCCGTCCGACACGCTGGCGTCGCGCGAGTTCACCGGCCTGGTGTTCGTCGGCCCCGTGCAGTGCGGAAAAGCCTTGGACGTTTCCACACCCATCCTGACCTCGACCGGATGGAAGACGATGGGGGGCCTGAGAGTCGGCGACACTATTTTCGCTCCCGACGGCACGCCAACTGAGATCACTTTTGCGACGGAGTTCATGTATGGCCGAGACTGCTATGAAGTGAGTTTCGACGACGGATCGTCCATCGTCGCAGACGCCGACCATCAGTGGATGGTTAAGTCTATACACAGGGCCGCAAACGAAATTCTCACCACGTCGGATATTCTAAAACGAGGCGTGCGAAGCAGGAAGCAGGCTGTTTTCTCGCTTCCAGAAACAGGCCCGATCATTACTCGAAACGAAGATGCTCTATGGGTTGAGCCGTACCTCCTGGGATATTGGCTCGGCGACGGATGCAGGCAATCCGGCTACATCACCGTAGGCGCGGCAGATGTTTCGGAGTTCATACGGCAGATGAATGCACGAGGCCACTCCGTTGTTCCTGTAAATACGCCTCACGGAAAAGCACCCCGGTTCCGCGTCGTGCCGGGTAATAACCAATTTTCCCTCGTCGAACAACTTCGTCGCACCGGGCTACGCGAGAACCTGCGCAGAAGTGACAAACGAGTTCCATCTGCGTACCTCATGGCGCCGCCGGATCACAGGCGAGAACTGCTCCGTGGTCTCCTGGACGCCGACGGGCACTGGAACCCCGAGAAGAACCGCGTTGAGTTTAGCAGCAGCGAGCGTTGTCTCTCCGAGGCCGTGCTGTTTCTGGCTCGCTCTCTTGGGTTCAGGCCGAGATTGCGTATCGACGCGAGCGCTCTCCACGGTAAGCAGTGTAAACCAAGGCATCGCGTGTTTTGGACTACGTACGATCCGACCGATGTGTTTTCGTTCGCCAGAAAGACAGTAATTAAGATCGGCGGGAAAACCAGACCTGCGCAGACAACGAGACTTCGTATCGCCAGCATTCGGCCTGTTGAGACAAGGCCCGTGCGATGTATTCAAGTGAATCACCCATCGCATTTGTTTCTCGCGGGCGAGGGTTTGGTCCCGACACACAACACACAGATGTTCCAGTCGTGGCACGCCTACGGCCAGAAGATCGAGCCTGCCGACATGATCGTCTACCAGATGACGCAGACAGCAGCATCAGACTTCACGATCTCCCGGATCGACCCTCTGCATCGAAACAACCCGGCCATCGGAAAGCTGCTGCTCAAAGGATCAACCTCGAACAGCAACTTCCGAAAGATGTTCCGCAACGGTTCGATCCTCCGTATCTCGTGGCCGTCCCCGACGGAGTTCGCATCCAAGTCCGTGCCGCGTGTCTTCCTGACCGACTACGACCGTATGCCGCAAGATGTCGGCGGCGAGGGCTCTCCGTTCGATCTGGCCGAGAAGCGGACCACGACATATCGCCGGAATGCTATGTGTGCCGCCGAGTCGACCCCATCCTTCCCCGTCACCGATCTGCGGTGGACGCAACCGGCAGATCATCCGCACGAAGCGCCGCCCTGCGATGGCATCATCGGCCTGTACAATCGCGGCGACCGGCGCCGCTGGTATTGGCAGTGCGTGTCGTGCCACATGCCATTCGAGCCCGACTTCTCTTTGATGAAGTGGCCGGACAGCGCCGACCGGCTTGAGGCCGCAGAAGCCGCCTATATGGCCTGCCCGCACTGCGGCCAGGTGTACGAGCACGGCTCGACCGACGATGCGCCCGGCAAGAATGAAATGAACCTGAACCACGCTCGCTGGATTAAGGAAGGGCAAATCTGGCAGCCGGACGGTCGTATTACCGGCGTTCCACGGCGGTCGCGCTATGCGTCCTTCTGGCTCAAAGGTCCGGCAGCCCGCTTCCAGCCTTGGTCCGTCATGGTGTTCGAATACCTCACCGCCAAAGATCAATACGACAGGACCGGCGACGAGACGAACCTTCAGTCCACGGTGAATACCCGGCAGGCGCTTCCGTACCGGCCTCAGCGCACCGAGAGCCTTCGCACGCCAGAAGAGATCATGGCCCGCGCCCGAGACTTCGGCACCCGAGTCGTACCCGAGGGTGTCCGGTTCCTCATCGCCACTATCGACGTTCAGAAATCGAAGTTCGTGGTGCAGGTCCACGGCATCGGCTATGGCAACGACAAGTGGGTCATTGACCGGTTCAATGTCCGGGTCTCCAAGCGCCCCGACGAGGAAGCAGGTGGCTTCCGATGGGTCATGCCTGGTTCGTACCCGGAGGATTGGAACGAACTGGTCGAACACGTTCTTCTGAAATCGTATCCTCTGGCGGACGGCTCCGGGCGGCACATGCCGATCAAGTTCACCCTCTGCGACTCGGGCGGCCAGGACGGAGTGACCAAGAACGCATACGCCTTTTACCGGCGACTTCGGAATCCGCCGGTATGGGATGACGCCGATCCCACCACGCACATCGAAATCCCACCCGGCCTGCATAACCGGTTCCAGCTTCTCATCGGTCGCCCGAAACCGGATGCCCCGCGCTACCAGATCACCTATCCCGATGCACAGCGGAAGGATCGGCACGCTGGCGCTCGCGGGGACATCCCGGTCGCCCGGATCAACTCCGATCTCATCAAGAACGAACTCGATCACGCTCTTGACCGCACCGAGCCTCGGGGTGGCCGAATCAATTTCCCCAACTGGCTCAGCGCCGACTTCTACAACGAATTGTGCGCTGAGGCGCGCGACGACAAAGGCAAGTGGGAGAAGATCGGGCAGTACCGCAACGAAAGCTGGGACTTGCTGGCCTACTGTCTTGCCGCTTGCCTTGACAATCGGATCGGGCTAGAAAAGCCGAACTTCTGGACCGAACCCCCATCATGGGCGGAAGAGTGGGAAGCAAACGACTTTATTTTCAACCCGACCACTGGTAAGAGCATGGTAGAAGGTCCGCCCGTCCAGGCGTTCGACTTCAAGAAACTCGGATCGGAGAACGCATAATGGCCAGCCTCGCAACGCTTCAAACTCGTCTCGATCAAGCCGAGGAAGCATACCACCAGTTTATGCTCGGCACCGCCGAGCGCGTCTTCGTTGACCAGAACGGCGAGCGGATCGAGTATTTCGCTTCCGACAAAGCGAAGCTGGCGGCGTACATCAAGCAACTGAAATTTCAGATCGACAATTCTTCCCAGGAAGGCCCGATGGGGATCACGCTATGCTGAAACCACAAATGAAAGCGGACCCTCTTGCCGACTTGCTCGGCGAAGGTTTCGAACCAAAACAAGGCGCCGTGATGGGCGGCTACGAGGGCGCAGATCAATTCGACCGCACCCTCGCTATGTGGTCTCCGCCGCGAGATTCCGCAGACGCACTCGTGCTCCCCGCCAAATTCTTCGCGGAAGGACGTGCCCGCGATCTCGCTCGCAACGATGCCTACGTCGCGGCAGGCGGTGAGTTCCACCGCGACTCCGTTGTGGGCGCCCGCTTCCGCCTCATGTCCGAGCCGCGCTGGCAGATGCTCGGCCTGTCCGAGACGTGGGCAGACGAGTTCGGCGAAGAGGTCGAACAGCTTTGGGAAATGTACGCCGAGTCCGAAGAGTGCTATGCCGATGCGCAGCGCCGCATGACCTTCACCGGCATGATCCGGCTGGCGATCATCAACTATGTGATGAACCAGGAGGTTTTGGCGACCGTCGAATGGCTCCGGGACCGCAGCCGCGTCAGCCGCACTGCGTTCCTGCTCATCGACCCGGATCGTCTGTGTACGCCGCAGGACCAGTTCTCGCTTGCGTACCAAGGCAAGATTCGCGGCGGCATCGAGCGGAAGGAAAACGGCGAGCCTGTTGCATATTGGATTCATGCCGAGAACCCGGTCAACGCTCTGTTGACGGGTCGATACGGCGCCAAGCGGATCGCTGCGCGTAAACCGTGGGGCCGCCGCCAGGTGATCCATATCAGCGAGCCCACCCGCATCGACCAGACTCGCGGTATCTCCCAGCTTGCAACCGCCATTCGGGAGACGAAGATCGGTCGCCGATACCGTGACGTGGCGCTTCAGAACGCCGTTATTAATGCGACGTACGCGGCTACCATCGAGTCTGAACTTGATACCGCGCAAATCTTCTCAATTCTCGGCAACGGCTCTACCACCGATCCGACGCAGGCCATCCTGAACTACATTGGTGCCTACGGCGCTGCCATCGGTGCATACACTTCCGGCTCGAAGCGCCTTCAGATCGACGGCGCCAAAATCCCGCATCTGCCGCCCGGCACGAAGCTGAACATGCAGAGCATCGGAAAGCAGGGCAGTCTCGGCAATGAGTTCGAGAGTTCGATCCTGCGGTACACGGCAGCCGCCCTGGGTGTGACGTACGAAGAACTGACACGCGATCTGCGCGAGACGAACTATTCGTCGATCAAAGCAGGCTGGAACATCACGCAACGGACCATGCGCGCCCGTAAGGCGATGGTAGCCGACCGCCTTGCCAATCAGATGTTCATGCTCTGGCTCGAAGAGGAAATCAACGCAGGCCGGATCACGTCGATGCCGCGCAACGCGCCGAACATCTACGAGGGCTACAACCTCCTGGCCTACTCGAACGCCACTTGGTTCGGCACGGGCCTCGGCCAGATCGACGAACTCAAAGAGACGCAAGCCATGCACCAGCGGATCGACAACGGAACGTCGAACCACAAAATCGAGATTTCCCGTCTGCACGGTCTCGACTGGCGCGAAGTCATGCGTCAGCGTGCGAAAGAACAAAAGTTCGCCAGAGAGATCGGCCTTGAGTTGCCTGAGCCGAATCAGAATGCCAAGAACGCCTCTACCGGCAACGTCGGTGACGGCGGCGACGGCACCGCATCAAATGGAGAAACGAAATGACCAGTTCCACGAACAAGAACGGCATTCAGTATTGGCTGATCGACGCTGAGCACATGCCGGACCCGATCTCGGCGCAACAGGCGGCGATGTCCGATCTGAAGGCCGAACTGTCGAAGGAAGGCACGTCCATGGCGGCGGTCGGTCGCGGCGAGTTTTGGGGTGGTGACGGCGAAGTCTGGTATCGTCCATACAATGTCGTCAACGGCACGCTCATCATTCCCGTCGAAGGCATCCTCCTGAACAAGTTCCCGTACCAGTTCGGATCGCTTGCGACCGGCTACGAGTACATCCTGGCGGCCTTCCAGCGCGGCATGGATGATTCGGACGTGGATGAAATCGCGTTCGCCATCGACTCGCCTGGCGGTATGGTCGCTGGTTGTTTCGAAATGTGCGAGGACATCTTGGCCATCAAAGCGGAGGGCGAAAAGCCGGTGAAGGCATGGGTGTCCGGGTACGGAGCATACTCTGCCGCATACGCTACTGCCTGCTGCGCCGATGAGATCGTCGTCGAGAAGATGTCTGGCACCGGCTCGGTTGGCGTTGTGTCCATGCACGTCGATTTCTCCGAGAAACTGAAGGACGCCGGGACCGCTGTCACATACATTTTTGCTGGCAAGCATAAGGTCGATGGCAACCCGTACGAGAAGCTGCCGAGCGACGTGAAGAAACGCTGGCAGGCCAAGATCGACAAGACCTACGGAGTATTCGTGGCGCACGTCGCTGCGAATCGGCCTATCACTGCGGAAGCGGTGCGGGCCACGGAAGCCTTGACATTCGATGCAGAAGAAAGCATCGAGAACAAGTTTGCTGATCGGATCGGGCGGATGACGCACGATTTGGCAGCGAAGAACCAGGAGACGGATGAGCCTGACCCTGCTGACCAACAAGCCGCGAACGGAGAAACACCTATGGCTACTGAGACCGACAAAGCTGCCGCCGACGCGGCTGCCGAACAAGCCGCTGCCGAACAAGCCGCTGCCGAAGCACAGGCCGCCGCACAGAAAGCAGCCGAAGATGCGCGTGCGGAAGGCGTGAAAGCCGAGCGCGAGCGCTTCGCCGCCGTCCACAAGAGCGACGAGATCAAGGGCCGCGAAGACCTCGCCTCCCATCTTCTCGCTAACACCGACATGACTGCCGAGCAGATCGTGGCCACGTTGGCTGCGGCTCCGAAGTCTGAGGCCGCCGCACCCCCGGCTGGCAATCGGTTCGATGATGCGATGAACAAGACCGACAACCCCGATATGGTTGAAGGTCAGGAAACCGCGTCGGACGAAGATGCTGCTGCGCAGGAAACCCTGCGTGGTGCAATGAAGGCCGTAGCAGGCGGGGCCAAACGCTAGACCCCTTGCGGTCTAGCGCCCACTGCGCTACAGAACAGTCAACCACACTCCAGGAGACAAAACGATGTCCACCGACTTCAAAAACTACGGCGTCCCCGGCTTCACGTCGGCAAGCCGCATTGCCAACCCGGCGCTTCTCTTCTCGAACGTCCCCGCTTTCGGTGGCATCAAGAAAGTCGCCGTGACGGCACCTATCGCCAAACACGCTCTCATCCAGGCTGACGGCACTCTGGCCACATATACGGTCGGCGCGCCGGACACCTTCGATGACGGCATCGGCGTCACGACCGTCGAGATCACGCAGGACATGATCGACAACGCTACGGCGCTTGCCGAAACGGTCTACGTGACCTACGCAACCTCCGGCAACTTCCTGTTCGAAGGTCTCGTACTCGACGCATCCGTTGACACCGTGGCGAAGGCTCAGGCCATTCTCGCCGCTGCCGGTGACAACATGCTCGTCAACTCCAACCGGTACGCTGGCGCATAAGCCGGGCCGCAGACCTAAAGAAAGGGTATTACCATGGAAGGCTTCCCCATCTACACGCCGGTTCAACTGCTCGGCACTTTCCGGGAGGATAGCAAGCTGCCGTCCTTCTGGCGTGACCTCGCGTTCTCTGGTGCTCCGATCTTCTCCGATGATCGTGACATCGAGTTCAGCAAGGTCAACTCGCTGCGCCGTGTTGCACCGTTCGTCTCTCCGTCCTCGGAAGGTGTGGCGATCTACAACAACCGCGAGACCGTCAGCCGCGTCACCACTGCCTACATCAAGTTGCTGGATTCGGTTCACGCTGAAGACTTCACCGGCAAGCTGGAAGTGGGCGCTGGCGAACTCGGTGCAGGCCGCAAGCTGACCCCGGCTCAGCGCTGGAACTTCCGCATCGCGGAACTGACCGTCCAGCACGAGACCGCGATCAACAACCGGATCGAACTGATGTGTTTCGAAGCGATTGCCGATGGCATCGTGACGGTGCGCGACGACGACACGAACGCGGTGACGTACGTGAACTTCGGTCGTGACCCGTCCCACACGATCACGCTGGCTGGCGCGGCTCTGTGGTCGGAAACGACCTCCGATCCGCTCGGCAACTTCTCGGCGTGGAAGACGCTTGCGCGTCGTCCGAAAGGTCCGGCATCCTCGCAGCGTTTTGGCTCTGCTCCGAACCTGTGGATCATGGGTGCATCGGCAGCCGCCGCGTTCCGCTCGAACGAAGCCGTCAAGGCTGAACTCGACCTCAACTATGCTCGGTCTTCGCAGACCCGCATCAACACGGGTGTCCTCGACGGTCTCGACATCGAGTACATCGGTCGTCTGAACAACGGCGATGACGTGTGGATGTACAACGAGTATTATGAGGACGTGAACGGCGACATCGTGCCTGTCATGGACCCCCGCGATGTCATCGGCATCAACCCGGCTGCCGTCAACGGCCAGATCGCTTTCGGCACGATTGCCAACTTCAAGGCGAACCTGGCTTCGATGGAGCGCTTCCCGAATATGTTCCAGAACGCCTCGGGTTCGGAAGTGTATCTGTCGAACGAGTCGGCACCGATGGTCTTCCCCGTCAATCCGAACGCCACGCTTCGGGCGCGCGTGCTTGCGTAAGGATTGCTGGACCGGCGGCCTGATGGTCGCCGGTCCACCCCCGCTACCCGCCCGAACCCTTGAACCCCGAATGAAAGGACGCCCCCATGGCACAACCTGAAATGATCTCGCTCCACACGATCCAGCGTGGACACCCGAAGACTGGCGCTCTCCAGGAGATCGCGCCCGGCACCCGCTTCACGCCTGCCGACGAAGCCGAGAAGGATCACCTTCTGGCATCCAAAGCTGCGAAGCTGTACAAGGCTGAGGACACCACGCCTCCGTCTGCGGACGATGAGTCCGCCCCGGCAGCCAAACCGAAGACGACTGCGAAGAAATCTTCGGCGAAGAAAACCGATCCCAAGAAAGACGAGGGCGACGGTGCGGGTAGTGACGGCTCTGCCGACGCAACTGCTGGCCTGGCGTAACAGCCATGTCGCATATCCGCGACATACGATCCAAGACACGGCGGGCTCTCCATGAACGCATGGCGGAGCCCGCCTACTTGTATCTCGACTCTATCGCTGAGCCGATCCTGCTCACGGTTCGCGTCCACGATGTCAACCGGCTGATCGGCGACATCAAGGGCACCAGCTACGACTTCGCTGAACGCGCGGAGAATACGCCCTACATCATCTTCAATGTCGAGCAGTTCGCTGACGACAACCCGTCTTTCCTCGCCTCCGGCTTCACCAGCTTCGAGCAGGCGATCATTCGCGGCGCAAAGGTGCGTCTGCAAGACCTTCCCGGCTACGGCGCGCTCGCGTATGAGATCGACACCCGAGACCCGATCCATCACATCACCGTCAACGCGAACGTCACGATCATCGGTCGTACAGACGCAGCACTCCTGACGGCACCGCCGGACGTGGACACATGGCCACCGAGTACGTAATCTCTGTTGACGGCCTGGATGTCCAGATCGCAAAACTCGCTGACGCTCCGGCCTCTGTCCGGCGCGCGGCGAGCCGTTCGATCAACCGAACTCTCGACCGGTCACGGACGGACACTGCGCGCCAGATACGCCAGGAGATCAACTTCCCGGCCAGCTATCTCAACCCGTCCACTGGCCGTCTATCCGTCACGCAGCGGTCGTCCCCGTCCGATCTGACCGGCAAGGTCACGGGCCGGTTCCGCCCCACGTCTCTCGCCCGGTTCGTCCAGGGGAGCCCGAAGCGCGGACAGGAAGTCCCCGTGCAGGTCGATCCCGGCAAGACCATCCGGCTTGCGAAAGCATTCATCATTCCTCTGAAAGCGGGCTCCGCGAGTCTCGACACTAAGGCCAATCTCGGCCTGGCTGTCCGAACTGGCGGCAAGCCCCTTCGTCAATCTCGGGCCGCAAAAAGGCTGGCGCCCGGTCTGTACTTGCTGTATGGTCCGTCGGTCAGCCAAGCCTTCGGTCAGATCATAGACAACGGCGGGGCAGAAGATGCAGCCGATTATTTCGAGCAGGAGTTCCTGCGACAACTGGAATTGTAGCCATGCCCACCGAACCCGTCCAGATCACGATACTTGAAAACATCCGCACCGCCCTCACCGAGATTGTGGCAGGTGCCGATTACTTCAACACGCTGACCGCCGATCAGGTGCATGTCGGGCGTGCCAAATTCGACGAGACCGATACGCTGCCTTTCGTGTCGATCCTCGAAGCCCCTATCCCGCCTGAGCAGATGAAGACATCGAAAGGTGGCGCGATCCTCGCCGGGAAGTGGGAACTGTTCGTTCAAGGGTTTGTCAAGGACGGCGCGAAGTCCGAGAAATTCCTTACGAAAGATGCCTATCGGCTGAAACAGGATGTCGTCACGCGGCTCTTGCAGGAGCGCGAGAAGCTGAATGTCGTCGGTATGCCGCAGAAACTTTTCGACGTGGGAAACATCGAAGACATTGACGTGGGACGGGGAGTCGTGCGACCAGATGATGAACGGTCGGGCGTGTGCTTTTTCTGGACTCCCTTGACTATCAACCTAGTTGGCGGCTAGAAGGCCGTTAGAGTATCAGATCACTATCCATAGGAGACAACACATGGGTATCGACGTAACCAACAAGCCGCTGACCCTGGGCCGTGGTCAGATTCTTCTGTCCAAGACGAGCGGCGTCTTCACCGACACCTCTTCGTTCCGGTATGTCGGCAACACGCCGGAGTTTGCCATCAATTTCGAAGAGACCACGCTCGACCACTATTCGAGCGACTTCGGCATCAAGGAAAAAGACGAGTCCGTCACCCTCGAAGTCAACCGCACCGGCAACTTCACGACCGATCGGGTGAGCCCTTCCAACCTGGCTCTCTTCCTGCTCGGCTCGGCTTCTGCTCTGACGCAGGCCGCCCTCGCTACGCAGACCGAGACTTTCGCTGGTGCAGGCGTCTTCCTCGGCGCATATCTCCAGGTCGGCAAGTCCGCCTCGAACATCGTCGGTGTGCGTGGCATCACCGTCACGTCTGTCACGGATGTCGGCGCCGTCACGACCTATACGGAAGGCACCGACTATCGCGTGATCGGCCAGTCCGGCATGATCGAAGTTCTCGAAAGCGGCACCATCGTCGAAGGCGATGATCTGGTCGTGAACTACGACATCGAAGCACAGACTCGCAACCGCATCATTTCGGGCAACACCCCGTTCGACGGCGCGCTTCAGTACATCGAAGCCAACCCGGTCGGCGAGAACCGCGTCATCCTCATGCCGCGCGTCCGCCTGCGTGCGAACGGCGACTTCGCTCTGAAGACGGACGAATGGCAGGCGCTGCCGTTCTCTGTCGAAATCCTCAAGCTGCCGAACTACGAGGCAGTCTACGTGGACGGCGAGCCGTACACCCCGTAATCCCGCGACCCCGAGTCTCTGACTTCGGAAAGTCTCAGGCCCCGCCAGTTTCGACTGGCGGGGTTTTGGGGTGAAAGCCCCGCCCATTTGCCCAATCTGACAATTGAAAGGATGACTCCATGTCCGCCAAAAAACTGCACTTCTCCGTGCCGACCCGCACCGTGCCCGTGCCGATCCCCGGCAAGACACAGGAAGAGTGGCCGTCGTTCGACGTGCGGGGTATCTCCCTGCCTGACCTTTCCTACCTCATGCAGAAGCACGGTGCGACATTGGCGACGCTCTACAGCAAGTACGCGAAGGGCGACATCAATATCGACGACGGGATGGCGGACGATGCCGTGGCCGCCCTGGTCGGCGAGTTGCCTGATATGTTCGCCGATGTGATTGCTCGCGTCAGTGATGGCGCGCTGGACCAATCGACCGCCGGAAACCTCCCGCTGCCGGTCCAGGTGGATGCCGTCATGGGCATCGGCGAATTGACCTTCGCCGGAGAGGGCGCGCTGGAAAAGTTCTTGACCGCCGCCGCAAAGATGCTGGACGGCCTGGCGACGGTCATGGCAAAAGCGAATACCCCGCTTCCGTCTGGCTCTGGTACATGAGTTGGCGCGAGCAGGCCAACCTCCTGCTCGCAAACGGCCATCCCCATGTCCACTGTTACCCGCTATGCGAGGTCGCCGCAGAGGCGGCCCGCGTTCGGAAGAGGACAGATTTAGACCTCGCAATTCACATGAAGGTCTTGCAGGAAGCGGTCGCATCTGTTCTAAGTGAGAAAGCCGGAAAAGCGTTCAAGAAAACCCTCAAGGCACTGACCCCCGACACGGACTAGACCATGGCCAACCGCGACGTTAACCTCACATTGCGAGCAAAGGACCAAGCCTCGCAGGTTGTCGAGGCTCTGTCGAAGGCGCTCGACGAACTGAAGAAATCTCAGGTCGGCGTCGTTCGCGGCGCCGAGTCGACTCAATCGGCCCTGTCCCGGTTCGGGTCGTCGCTGACCAGCCTGCAACAACAGATTTCCTCGCAGAGCGTCGGCGGCAAGTTGGCCAAAGACCTCGAACTTGCGAAGCAGGCGCTCAAGAGCCTGTCGGATGGCATCGAGCAGAACCGCGAGCGCCAAACCAAACTTGCTCTGGATGCGGACAAGACTGCGCGCAAGGCCGACGACGAGCGGGCTGCGGTCGAGCGCCTGACTGAAGAACTCAATCGCCAGAAGGCGATCCTCAAGGAACTCTCGGCAGAGAAGCGCAAGGCCGACCGGCCTGTTGCGAAGGCTGCCGCGAATGGCGTTACGGCGGACCCTGAGTCCGTCGCCGCCGCTGCCAAGGCCACCCAGGCGCTCAAAGAACAGCAAGCCGCAGTCGATGCTCTGAAAGAGTCCCTCCGGCGCGCCAAGGCAGCGGCGAAAGATTCGGAGAAGGATGCGTTCAAGCTGGCTGAGGCGAGCATGGCCGCCGGTCGCGCCGCAGACGCACAGGCCGCCGATCTGGCTCGCGCCGAGCAGGCGATCAAAGAATACGGACAAGAGGCTGCCGACGCAGAGGCCAAGGTCAAGGAACTGGCAGCAGCGTCGGATCGCAGCCTGACGGCTGCTATCGGTCGGCAGGTCCGCGTCGTCCAGTCAGCCAAGGCTGCCTATGAGTCCAACACCGCCTCGGTCGCGGAGGCCGCCGCCGCGCACCGGCAGGCGAAGACTGCGCTCGATGCAGCGACAGCCGGGTTCAAAGAGAACTCCACGGAAGTCCTGAACGCCCGCGCGGCGTTCGACCGGGCGTCGCTGACGTTCGAGGAACTGAAGGCGCGCGGCGCCGGTCTGAAGACCGAGTTCATCGCGCAGCGCGACGGTTTGCAGCAACTCCGCAACGTCGCTCGCGAATCGGCCTCCGACATCGACGCGCTGGCACAACGCCAGGCGCGCTTCACTCAGGTCCAGACCGAAACGAACGCGGCTGTCACGGCGGCCCGCACGACGAACGCTGGTTACGCTCAGTCGATCAGCGAACTGCGCGCCCGCCTGTCTGCTTCGTCCTCTGCCGTCAACAAGAACGACGCGGCTCTGCGCCGGATCGCGCAAGGCGCTGGCGTCGCCCGCACATCAGTTCAGTCGCTCGACGAAGCCTTCCGCCGGTTCTACGGCGGTAGCCGTCAAGCCTTGTCGCTCCTGCAACGTCTGCGCGGCCAGTTCCTCGGTCTCGCTGCCGGTGCGACCGGCTTCTACGCTGCCGTCAACCAGATCAACGAGGTCGTGGGCTCGATCCAGACTATCGAGGCTGCGCAGAGTCGACTCGTTGCGGTGAACGACGGTAATGCCGAAGCCATCGCTTCCGATCTTGATTTCCTCCGCCGCACTGCGAACCGGCTCGGTATCGAGTTCGGCACGCTCGCAGATCAGTACACGAAGTTTGCTGCATCGACGAAGAACACCGGCATCGAGAAAGACACCCGAGGCATCTTCCTGGCGGTGGCCGAAGCGGCTCGCGTGAACAAGCTGTCGGTCGAGCAGTTGAACGGCACCCTGAACGCTTTGAGCCAGATCGCCGCCAAAGGCACCGTCCAGATGGAAGAACTGAAGTCCCAGCTTGGCGACCGACTGCCGGGTGCGATTCAGATCATGGCCGACGGTCTCGGTATCGGGACGAAGGAACTGTTCAAGCTGACCGAGCAGGGCGATCTCTCGGCAGAGGCTCTGACGAACTTCGCTCAAGAACTGAACAAGCGCTTCGGGTCGGCTCTGCCGCAGGCCCTCAAAACCAGCACGACGGCGATGGGCGCCTTCCAGAACGCGGTCTTCCAGGCGCGACTGGTCTTCGCTCAAGCCGGGTTCGAGGAATCGTTCAAGGGCCTCCTGAATACCGCCACCGCAGTTATTCAGTCCCCGGACTTCCAGAAGGCTCTTGAAAGCCTTGCCAAACTGGCGGGAGCGGTGATCTCTGTTCTGGAAGTCGCGCTGAAGAACTTCCAGATCGTCGTCACCGCAGTCGTCGGCCTCCTGGCCCTCCGGTTCGCTCCGGTCGTCATCGTTGCATTCCGGGCCGTCCTGAACTTTGCTGCTGCGCTCAGCGGCCAGGCTACGATGTCTATGGGTACGTTCAACCGTGGCGTTGTCGTCGCAACGGCGAGCACGCGCGCCTTCGGCGCGACCGCTACCACCACTGCGGTCAAGACTGTCTTGCTGAGCAACGCCTTCCGTTCGCTGCTTATCAGCACCGGCATCGGCGCACTCTTTGTCGCCGCATCCGCTGCGCTGGCGTACTTCTCCACGCGCGCGGATCGTGCAGCCGAGGCCGTGAATCGGCTTGAGAAGAACGTGGACAAGCTGCGCGATGCTCACCAGCGCGGCGCGTCTTCCGCAAAAGAGTACGCCGACGCCCTGAACGACGTGTCGGTGGCGGAACTTGAGTCTGACCTCACGTCGATTACGCGGAAGGTGGACAAGGACTTCAATTCGGCGCTCAACCGCGCGGAGCAACTGCTGCAAGACATCCTCGGCAAAGAGGCGAGCAACCTGTACCGCGAACTGAGTTCGCTCGGCGAGGCGTATCGCTCCGGTGAGATCGACGCCAAGCAGTTCTCCGCTGAGATCGACCGTATTATCTCCGACCTGGATACGCGCTTCCCGAACGCTACGGCTCGGGCACGCGCTGGTGTTCTGGCTTTCGCGGATAAGGTCCGCGAAGCAGAGGACAGCCTTCAGTCCGAGCAGAAGCAACTCGCTCTGATCGCCGTCCGCACCGGAGACTACAGCCGCATCACGAAGGAAGCCGCTGAAAGCGTTCTCGGTCTGGCTGACGCCACGGCCACTCTTGGCGACGGTTTCGAGCCGGGCGCCCGCAAAGCCCAAGGCTTCGCCGCTGCGCTGGCGGAGATCAAAAAGGGCGTGCCAGAGATGGCCGAAGAGATGAAGAAAGCGGAAGAGATCGCCGACCTCAAGGCGATCCTGAACGCCGAGGGCCTGCCCGACACTCTCGAAGGCATCAACGCCCAACTCAACTTCCTCCGCACCGCTCTGGCCAACCTGAAGAACTCTGGCCTCGGCGATCTGTTCGGCGGCTTCGGCGTGACCGCGCTCGAAGAGGGCATCGCCAAACTCGAAGAACTGTATCCCGTTCTCGCGGCTCGCCTGAAGGCGATCAACGACGGTAAGAAAGGCGGGAAGAAAGACGATCCGGTCGGCGACGCCATCAAGAAACTGACTGAGGCGATCCAGGGCGACGAGCAAGACCTCGCCGTCACGAAACTGGAAAACACGAATCAGAAACTCGAAGCGATCCTCCTGGAACGGAAGAACTTCGTTGACAACCTTCTGGCCACTCTCCCGAAGAACATTGCCCCCGAACAGCGCAAGACGCTCGAAGAACTCGGCAACGCATACGTCGAGTTCGGCAAGAAACTCTTCGGCGAGGATCAGGCGCAGGAGGCTCGCGACGCCATCAAGTCGCTGGCTGACGCGGCTGCTGAGGCACAGGCCAAACTGAACGAACTCCAAGCGGGTGACGATACGTTCTCCGGGCGGCTTGCGACCTTCCAGGCCGAGCAGAAGTCCTTCATCGATTCCGTGATCGAGGGCATCGACATCAGCGCCTTGTCAGAAGATCAGCAGAAGGAACTTCAGCGACTCATCGATCTCTACAAGAAAGGCACGCAAGCCGTCTTCGATTTCGAAGAGGGTCAGCGCGCCGTGGCCGATGCTATCGCAGACGCGGAGAAATCCACGGATCGGTTCAATCAGCTTCTCGAACGCCGCCAGGCACTTCAGCAGCTTCTCGCCACGCAGCAAGCGGCTGGCGACACGAACGCCGTGCGCGACACACGCCAGCAGATCGCCGAACTCGACGCCGCGATCAAGTCGGCGGCGATCTCGGCCATCACGTTCTGGTCCAACCTCGCGCAGACCGGCGACGAGGACACGGCGTCTATTGCCAAACAGAACCTCGCTGAGATCAATGCCTCGCTCGCCAATCTCGATGCGGTAGCGTACGAGACCAAAGTGACGCTCGGCGATCTGTACAACATCGTGGCGGGCAACGCCTCGGACGCGTTCGTCAGCTTCATCGAGAACGTGGCGAACGGCGAGAACGCATTCGCCTCGCTCGGCAAGGCCCTTCAGCAGTTCGTGTCCGACACGCTGATCCAGATCGGCAAGCTGATTATTCAGGCCCTCGTGCTTCAAGGCGTCCTTGCGGCCATGGAGGCTCTGTTCCCCGGATCGTCGCAACTCATCATCGCGGGCGCTCGCGTGGCCAACTCCACGGTAGGCGTCAGCCATACCGGCAAGAAAGGCGGCATGGGCGCGAACGCCAAGCGTTCGGTTCCGACCGCCGCGTTCTTCGGCGCTCCGCGATTCCATGACGGTCGCCTCGGCATTCGCCCCGGCGAGACCCCGGCAATCCTTGAAAAGAGCGAGGACGTTCTGACGGACGACAACCCATTCCACTCAAAGAACCTCTCGAAAACAGTCGCAGGTCTCTCTGGCGGCCAGGCCGCAGTTACGCTAAAGAACGTCAACGTGATCGACCCGTCGGAAATCTTGGAGGCCGCACTAGCGTCCACGACCGGCGAGCGCGTGCTGCTCAACCACATCAGCAAGAACCAGGGCGATATCAACTCAGCGCTTAGGAAGTAGGAGAAACCAATGGCATACGAAACAGGCACCGCCACGGACCACACCGATCTGTTCAACAAGCTGGTCGCGTTCCTCACGACGAACGCCGATCTCATCACGGCAGGCGAAGAATGGTCGCAGGACTGGACGGCCCCCGTCGGGGCGCCGAATGAATCCGCCGTGGTCCTGACCGGCGTTGTCGGCTCCGGCGATCCTCCGAAAGTTGCCATGCAGCTTGTCGAAGACGCGGCCAACTCCGTGTACGAAATCCAGCTTGCAGGCGTGACGAACATCTTGTCTGGTGCTGACGAGATCACCGGCCATGCGAACGTCTCTCCTATCGTTCGCATCTTCGCGGACCCGAACCCGATGACGTACTGGTTCATCGGTAGCGGTCGCCGGTTCATCATCGCGGTCAAGATCAGCACCGTGTATTCGACCGGCTACTTCGGCCTGTTCCTGCCGTATGCTTTGCCAACGACGTATCAGTATCCGATGTACATCGGCGGCGCGGCTGGCCTCGGATCGAACCAGATCGACAACTGGCGGTCTGCCTCCGATTCCCATAACAGTCTCGCCCTTCCAGGCGCGGTGGATGGATCGTCCTCTCAATATCGCCCTCCGAGTGCGGCGGTATTGTCTCCGTCCGCGCAATGGGAGAAAGTGGTCGTTCCGCCTCCCGGTGGGGGCACGTCCACTGCTGATTCCTCTGCGACGCTTCACCCGTACTACGACCTCGGAAATCCACTCAGCGTATTGACAATTCGGTCGCGTCCTCAGACGGCTCTGCAATATCAGGTCGAAGCGTTTGGCTCGGATTTTGCAACACACGCCATCACCATCATGCGAAAGTCTCCGGCGAACCAAGCCTACGGAGTCCTCGACGGTGTGATCTGCTGCCAGGGCCGCAACAACGCTTCGGAGAATGTCATCACCATCGGAGCGGACAACTATCTGGTTCTCCAAGATGCCTTCCGCACGACCGAGAATCGTTACTGCGCAGTGATCCAAGGATAATCGTCATGTCGTATCAAACTACAGTCGTCACCAGCATCGCAGATGTGATCTCCGACCTCATCACTTTTGCCGGTGCGGAAGGATGGACAGTCGGAGGTACTGGCACGGTCCCGACGTTCACGCCGCCATCCGGGGGAAGCCCCGTGCAGGTAGAGCGTAATAACGTGGGTTCGTTTGATGGTATGGACCTTTCAATCCCGGCGCTCTCGACAAACAAGGCGCGGCTCAATAATCCGTACATCGACGGCACCGGATCGACGCCAGACACACCGGCCCCATCCTTGCTGCACCTTCACGGCGGCACTGAGGAAGGCATCGACTTCATCGCTGGCGTTATCGAGTTCAGTACAGTCGGATACCGCCACTTCTACATCGGTGCTCTGATCCCGGTCGGCACTTTCACGGGCGGCCAGGTGATCGCGGCCAACTGGCATTACACGAGCAATGAGTCGTACAACTTCCCCTTCAACGCGAACGTGGCGTGCAAGTTCATGTTTGGCGCGTGCAATCAAGTCCTGGCCGCGACGGACTCCGGTTTTGCTCATATCGTGGCCGGTGCCGCCGATTCGATCCGCGTGAACAAGTCCGGCGCCCCGTCCCCCGCATATGCGCCCGAGAATACTCTCGGCGCGAACGTATTGCTCGGCGGTGCCACCGACGGCCCGAATGACGCGCTGGTTGCTCGCGGACAGGTTCACTATTCATCTGCGACGGTGCTCGTGCCGGTCAATATGTATGTCACCGAAGGGTCTCCGGCCCGGCTGCGCCCTGTTGGCCGCCCGGCGGGCGTGCGACTCGTCAACATGACGAACTACGACGAAGCGCAGCAAATCCAGATCGGTATCGATAACTGGCGGGTGTACCCTGAGTTCAAGAAAACCACGTCGGCGTACGTCGCTCGCGGCACGTCGTATGGCGAGCGCGAAGCGTCCTATTTTTGGGGCCTCGCATATCCAGAAGGTCTGTAGTCCATGCCGACAGGAGCCCATCTTCTCGATCCAGTCGCCGCTCAATACGGGACGACGTACGCGCGCGGGTCTCTTGAGACGACTGGCACGGGTGTCAGCGCACCTCTCGATGCGGACGGGGCCAAGACGGAGACGCACCCCGACGCCACGTTGCCGCGCGCCCTCGCTGGAGAGTATCTGTATGCGTATGTAGACGACTTCTATGACCGCATCCACCTCATCCCGAACCCAATCAATTTCGGAAGTATATCTAGTAAACAAACTAGGTCTTTTCTGTTTTGGAGTGCCTACAGGAATAGCCGCGTCGTGACATCCGTGGTGGAGACTGGTTTCGAAGGTCTCACCCTCAATGGAATCACTGAGCTAGACGAGATTCCTCCGTACGGGAGCGTCGTATCCGAGCTAGAGGTACTTCTTGTCGGCCCCACTGAAATAGCCGCCTCGCTGTATTTCCTCCTGGACAATGGCGGGGATGCAACTCTTGACATTTTCGGAGAGCGTGGAAAAAGCACGGTGTTCGCACCCGACTGGACTGCTCCTCTCTCTCAGGAGATCGAGTTCAAGACCACGATCTCATCGTCTCTCACGAACCACGAGCAGCGCCAGGCTGAGCGGTATGAACCCCGCGTGAAGCTGGCGTATCCGTATGCGGCGTTCGACGGCGGGAAACTGGTGTCGGAGTCGGCTCTGCGCGAGTACCTTCGGACGAAAGCACACCTCCAAGGCTCCGGCCTGATCTGGACGGACTTCGTTCGCACGACCGCCGCGATCCCGGCGAACACCGATCTGATCGACGTGGATGTGTTCTTCAGTTGGTTGGAGGTCGGTGCGACTATCGCTATCTATGATCCGAGTACGAACGTCCCTGTCCTTGCGAATGTCAACGCCATCGACACAGGGCTCGGCCAGATCGAAGTGCTCGGCGGCATGGCCTTCGACATCCCGGAAGGTGCCAAGATTTACCGGTTTGAATCTCTTTGGTTCGATATGCCGTCTTCCGTCACCTTCGAGACTCGCAAGGTGTCGAAGGCGAACATCAGCTTTCTGATCGACCCGGCCAGCCTGGTATACGATGTCCCGCCCGCCGCACCTAAGACGCTGGCCGGGCGCGAGGTATTCGACACGCAGGAGAATTGGGCCGAGACCCCTTCTCTGTCGTTCGAGCGCGTTGGTCGGTCTCTCGATTATGGCGTCGGTGTCTTCCAGCGGAAATCCGACGCGGACTACACCACGGAGACGCTTGCCCTGGCATTCGTGGGCAAGACCCGAAACGAAGCCATTCTTTTGCGCGATGTGTTCATCCGGGCGCGAGGCCGCCAGGGTGAGTTTTGGCGACCGGTTTTCACGGACGACCTCGAAGTGAAGACAGTGCCTATCGCCGGAGCCACAACCGGCTTGATTATGCAAGGATCATACGTAGGCAAATACTATGCGACCTCCAGGATGCATCGAGGCGTGCGCTTCACGCTTGCAGACGGCTCTACGGAGGATTACACCCTCGTCAGCATGTCGGCGAACGACGCGACCGATGAGACTTATTTCGAACTTGGCGAGCCGTGGCGCGATGTCGGCACAGCGAATAACATCGTGAAATCAAATTGGTTGTACGTCTGGCGGTTCGCGTCCGACACTCTTGTCATCGAATGGGTGACGGATGAGGTCGCTCGAATCCAGATGAACATCCAAAGCCTGCCCGTGGAGGACGCGGAATGACGTACAACCTGATCGACCAGAGCCGAACGAAAGGCGCCCCCGTCATCCTTCTGCTGTTCAAGTACGGCGTCGGCGGTTCCCTCACGCTGGGCTACACCAACAGCGAGTCCCCGATCACGTACAACAGCGTGGACTACATCCCTGTGCCGCTCGACACCGATGCCATCAAATCGAAAGGCGTGTCCGGCAAGACGGAGTTCTCGATCCGTGTACCGAACAACTCAGAGATTTCCGAACTGTTCCGATTCTTCCCTCCGCCAGACCCAGTTACCGTCACGGTATTCTATGGACACCGCACCGATCCAGACGCGCAGTTCATCGCCGTCTGGACTGGAAAGGTTCTGTCGGCGCAGCCGGGAACCGGATTGGAGACCACGCTGACGTGCGAATGGGCGGCTGTCTCGTTGCGGCGCCCCGGTCTGTATTTCAATTGGCAGTACACCTGTCCGCACGACTTGTACGGATCGAAATGCCGGGCCAACAAAGCTGCGGCCACGACCGTCGCGTCTGTCTCCGCGATTAGCAGCTACGCCGTGACTTTGCCGATTGGCTGGAACGGTTCGGTCGATCCGATCAAATATATCAACGGCTCTGCGTCCTGGAGTAGCAGCCTCGGCACAGAATACCGGTCGATCATTGACGTGATCGACGACAACGTGCTTATCTTGGCGAACGTCCCGCGCGGCCTGAACCCCGGCTCGTCTATCACTCTGACGCTCGGGTGCGACCGGACCCTCGTGGACTGCACCGACCTCCACAACAATCCGAATAACTTCGGCGGATCGTCGTGGATTCCTACCGAAAACCCTTTGAACCGGGACATCTACACATGATCGAACCGGTCGCCCTCTTTCTGATCGCCGCCGCGCTCCTGGTCGCCGGATACCTTCTGGTGCCTCGCCCTGATCTCGGCGCGGCGAACTCGCAACAAGACCTCGAAGTTCCGACATTCGAGGCCGGTAAGCCTGCGGCTGTCGTCTTCGGTGATGTCTGGCTCCTAAGCCCGAATGGGCTGTGGACAGGCGACAAGGAACAAGTTCGTCGGATGGTGAAAGCGAAGACATGAAGGCGACTATCCAAGATGCTGTGGACATTGGGTTCTGCGCGCGAGGCGTCAGGAAATGGTTCACTGCATCAAATCTGGACTTCCGTGATTTCGTCCGGCATGGCATAGAGATTGAAACCCTGGAAGGAACCGGGGATGCCCGCGCAATCGCCGTAGCCGCTCAAGCCAGGAAACGTCTCAATGTCCGGTAAGAAACCCAAGATACCCGTGGACGATTACTACCTGTCGATCCACTACGGCTTCTGCCTCCGGGCGGACGAACTCGTCGCATTCCGAATCGACGAGAAAGAAGTACCGGGTATCGCCAATCTCACCGCGAACGCCACCGTCCAGGTCAACGAACCAAATTTCTTCGGCGGCGACCAGAAGCGAGGCGGTATCATGGGCGTGGCCCATGTCCTGCTCGGAGACGAATCGCAAGTTCTCCCCGAAGAGGCGGCGGCTCGCATGACTTTTCGGGGCTCTCCGCTTACCTCGGCCACAGCGCCGGGCTATCGAGGGGTCACGTCCATTTTTCTGCACGGCGTCTTGTCGGCTGTGGAGTCGGTTCCAGTTGTCATCCCTGGCCTCGTGAGCAGTATTCTCGCGTCCCGGAGCGGACGCAAGGGCTGGCGTTGGGGCTCCAACTCTCCGATGATCCCGAAGGTCGATGGTCGCTTCCGGCGCGTCCCCAAGGGCCTCGACCCCACTTACGCAGTCTATGAGACCTCGGATGGATACCAGCACGTCAACCCGTCCCACATGATCTACGAGTGCATGACGAGCATCGACTACGGCTCGGCGATCCCGTCGTCTCAGATCGACGTGGATTCATTCCTCTACGCGGCTGAAATCCTCTTCAATGAGAAGCTGTACCTCAGCACGGCCTGGACGCGAGAAGATACCGTCGAGAACTTCGTGGCCGACATCCTGGCCCACATCGACGGTGTGATCTATATCGACCTCGACACCGGCCTGTACGTCCTGAAGCTGTTCCGCGACGATTACGACCTTGAGACCATCCCGACGTGGGGGCCGGACAAGGTGCGCTCGAAAGAGTTCACGCGGAAAGGTCGCGGCGAGATCGTCACCCGGATCAGCCTGGTCTACACGAACCCCGAGACCGGCAAGGATGAAACGATCACGTCCATCGACGAGGCTTCGTCGGCAATGCAGGATGGTGCAATCGTTCCGTCCACGGTCAATAAACGCATGATCCGCAACCCGGACATCGCGGCGCAACAGGCCGACAAAGAACTCCGCGTCGCGGCGGCGCCTCTGGCCGCCGGGCGCCTCGACGTGCTGCGCGATGCGAACGGGGACGGCACGTCTATCAAGGCAGGCCAGGTGTTCCGGCTGTCCTATCCCGATCTGCTCGGCGAAGAGACCATCATCTGCCGGATCGTTGACGTGAACTACGGCAAGACCAATGAGCGGTATATCTCCGTCTCCTGGACCGAGGACATCTTCTCTTTGCCGGTCACACGCTCTCGCACCGGCCAGAGTTCGCTGTGGGTTAACCCCTCTATCAACCCGGTGCCTCTGGCACAGCAGAGCCTCTTCTCGATCCCGTACCCCCTGACGTTCCTCGTCAGCGAGGCCGGTGTGCCGAACGACTCCTACCCGGATGTCTACATCGGCCTTCTCGGAAATCATCCGGCGTCAGACGTTTCCGGTTTCCAGATCGTGACCACGGAAACCGACACTCTCGGCGGCTCCGAACTGAAGTCCCTCGGGATCGGCACATTGTCGGAGACGGCCACGCTCGCAGGCCCGGTGATCCAGCAGTCGCTCACGTCGAACATGCCGGTTGTCGGGTCGTTCTCGCGGGTCATCGTTCCCGGCGAGTTCGTCCTGATCGGCGATCCCAGCGACGAGACGACTTGCGAATGGGGCCTCATCACGGCGGACCCTGACTACGAGACGACTCCGGGTGTGGTCCTTCTGTCCGTCAAGCGAGGTATTTACGACACGGTTCCTCGCGAGTGGCCGTCCGGCACGCGCGTCTGGTTCTTCGGCGAGGATTTTGACGCCTTCGATCCGGGCGTTCGCCCAGGCTTCGCGGCGACCGAGTACAGCCTGCTCACCGTGACTTCTCGCGGCACGCTGGCTTACGACGACGCCACGCCGATCTCGATCACTCCGGGAGACCGCCCGTATGCCCCGTTCCGCGTTGCTAACTTCAAGGTGGACGGCACGGCGTTCGGCACGAAGACCTACGCGACCGACCCGCTGACGGTTCCTATAACATGGGCGAACCGGGACAGGTCCTCTGAAGATTCGGTTCCGCTTGCGTGGGACGACGCCTCTGTTCCGCTTGAGGCCGGTGTCACCATCACGGCGGAGATTTACGATGTCGCCTCTGACACCGTGATCCATTCCGTGACCGGTCTGACTGGCACGAGTCACACTTTCGACATCACCGATTTCGGTTCGGGAGTCCTGTTCATCGTGCGCGCTGTGCCGGTGCGCGACGGCATCCGCGCCGTCCAGAACAACGAAATTACTGTTTACTTGGCCGAACGCTCGGGCTATGGCTCTGCGTATGGCGTCAGCTACGGAGCCTAACCCATGTCATCTGAACGTACACTCCCAGGCGGTATTGCTTTGTCGGGCGGCGCACCCTACGCCGACCCGAACTGGCACCTCTGGATGAACGCCAACCTCCTGAAGCTGTCCACCCTGTTCACGCTGCGCGTGCTCAGCCGCGTCACCTCTCTCCCGGTCAGCCCGACGGACGGCGACATCTACATCGTCCCGGACGGCGACGCCAATGAGAAGACAGTCGCGGTGCGCGACAATGGTGCGTGGACGTACATTTCTGCGTTCTCTGGCCTGGTGGCCTATGTGATCGACGAGGACGCAGACTACGCATTCGACGGTACGAATTGGGCTGCGGTCGGTTCCGTGGGCGGTGTGACCACTTTTCTCGGCCTCTCCGATACGCCTGCGAACTTCACGGGGGCTGCCAATAAGAAAGTCGCCGTCAACAACACAGGCACCGCCCTGGAGTTCGTCTCGGGCGGCAAGTTTAGCAGCATCAACTCACAGGTCGGCACGACGTACACAGCCGTTCTTGCCGATGCCGATGATGTCCTCATCACCCTCGACAACGCGGCGGCCATCGCGTTCACGATCCCGGCAGAAGCCTCCGTCACGTACCCCATCGGAACGACGCTGCAATGGCTTCAACTCGGCGCCGGTTTGGTCACGGCCACCCCGGATACCGGCGTCACCCTTCTGTCGCGTGGATCGGTATTCGGGACGGGCGGTCAGTACGCCATCGCCTCTGCCGTCAAGATCGCATCAGACACATGGATTGTGACAGGAGACATCGCATGATACGTCCCGGAATCTTATCGGCGAACCGTAGAAGATCGACAGGACCGTCCCCGGAATCCGATCCACACTGGAACAATGTGGTTCTGTTAATGTCATTTGACGACGGAGAGTTCCTGACGGATAAGTCACAATCGGGCCACACATTCACCAATGCGGGCGGTGCTCAGAACGTAGACGGGAAATTCGGTCGGTCTTTCGATCCGCACGCCGGTTACGCGTATACTCCGCATAGCGACGACTTCTACTTTACTGGTGAATTTTGCATAGAACTCTGGCTAATGTATGAAGTGTACAACCAGACGGGCGGAATTATTTCAAAATACACAGCGGCCACAGGGGATAGGGGGTGGGCGTTCCTATGCTACATCGGTGGGCTTCGATGGTATGTATCTACGGATGGCCTGACCGCAACCACATTGCTGTCGAAAGTCATAGGGAAACCAGACCAAGATATATGGTATCATTACTGCCTTGAACGCGATTCCTCAAACCTTGTAAGGTCGTATGCGAATGGCGTCATGGTGGACAGCGCAGAAATTCCCGGAGCACTGAACTACAACGATTCGATCCCGCTAAAAGTCGGGGCGTATAGCACAGCGACTTCCACCTCGAAAGCTCCGTATGCAAACATCGACGAATTGCGTATAACGAAGGGAGTGGCGAGGTACGGAACTGATCTCGGTTTTGCTCCACCTACTGGACCATTCCCCAATTCTTAGACAGCGTCCGAGAATACCCGTATCACCGTTCAAACAGACCCCAGAGAGGCCCCATGTCTGACTTCATCCCAACCCCCGTGATCGACGAAGCGCTCTATCAATTTGCGACAGACCGCCAGGCAGAGTATCTCCGGGCCATAGAAGCCGCCGACGGCAATCGCGCCGAAGCCGCCCGCGTCATGGGCGTCAAGACGCAGACAGTTGACGAAGCCCTGAAAGCCGTCAAGAACAAGGCCGCGAAGCGAGGCTGGGTCGAGGCGCCGACCGGCGCGCATAAGACCTTCTCCATCCCGGATGGCTACAAGCTGAAAGGCCGGTCCACCTACATCGGCAGGGACGGTGAGCCGCGCGGAGAGTGGGTCAAGACTGACACCGACCGGGAGCGTCAGTACGAATTGATGCTCGAAGCCATCAAGGGTCTCACCGACACGATCCAGCCAATCGACCCGCTGCCCGGCCCGACCGAAGAAACCCTTGCCGATCTGGCGACGATCTATACCATGACCGACAGTCACATCGGTATGCTGGCCTGGGGCCGTGAGACCGGCGCGGATTGGGACTTGAACATCGCCGAGAAAGTCCTGACATCGTGCTTCGCCGATATGGTCCGACGCTCACCGGCAGCCGAGACGTGCGTGATCGCGCAGCTTGGAGACTGGATGCACTATGACAGCCTGGAGGCTGTTACTCCGACCTCCCGAAACATCCTGGACGCTGATTCTCGCGCCGGTAAGATGGTCGCCGTGGCCACCCGGACGCTGCGCTCTCTGGTCGATATGGCTCTAGCCAAGCACAAGGTCGTCCATCTGCTGATCGCGGAAGGCAACCACGACCTCTTCGGCTCGCTGATGCTCCGCACGGCCTTCCGTATGCTGTACGAGAATGAGCCGCGCGTGATCCTGATCGAGAGCGAGAACCCTTACTATGCCATGCAGTTCGGTAACAATATGTGGGCATGGCACCACGGCCACAAGAAAGGTCTCGACGCATCGACCGCCCTCTTCGTCGCCGATATGTACTCCGAGATTTTCGGCCAGACGCTCTACCGCACGCTGTTCTTCGGCGACAAGCATCACAAGGCGGTCAAGGAACTCGCAGGCTTCACCTTGGAGCAGTTGGGTACGCTGGCCGCGAACGACGCTTACGCGATCCGGGGCGGCTGGAAGTCGCACCAGTACGCCGAGGCGATCATCTTCCACAAGCTGCTCGGCGAGGCCGGGCGCGTCCGCACCAACCCCGCAATGGTAGGATTCTGATATGCCCACGACCTCGGACATCGACTGGCGGCTTTTCTTCACGGGGCCTCTCGGCGTCCGAAACACCCTGTTCGGCGGCAAGCTGACGCAGCAGCAGGTGGACGGCATGAACCGGGTGGCCTCTGTCGCCTTCAACGACTATGGCCTCTGCGTCGCGCACGCGGGCTACATCCTCGCCACCTCGTACCACGAGACCGGAAAGCGGATGCACCCTGTTCGGGAAGGCTTCGCGCGATCCGACGAGAGCGCCAAGCGCATCCTCGAAGCGGCTTGGGTCGCAGGCAAGCTGCCGTGGGTGTCGAAGCCGTACTGGCGCACCGGATATTTCGGGCGCGGAGAGGTCCAGCTTACCTGGCTGACCAACTACAAAAAGATGAACAAGGTAGTCAAATCTGTCTACCCGGATGTAGACATCGTGGAGCATCCGAACCTCATCATCGACCGTCCAGAGGTCTCCACCCTCATCATGGTTCATGGGATGGTCCACGGCATGTTCACCGGCAAAAAGCTGGCTGACTATGGCGACGGAAATCCGCGCTTTGACCATTCCGGTGCCCGTGCTATCATCAACCCGCATGAATACTCGACCTATGATCTGGTCGGCGGATACTCCGTGAAGTTCATGCAGGCGTTCGAAAGGGCAATACGATGATCGCTGAAGCGCTGATCGCACCGAAGGCAATATCGTTCTTCCGCAATTGGGGCGCGCCGATCCTGGCGGGCCTTCTCGCGTTCGGCGTCGGCTTTGGATTCTGGCTCTATGTGGGCGAGATCAACAAAGCGCGCCGAGACGCTGAGGCCAAAGTCATTACCCTGGAAACCGAAGTCGCGGGCCTGAACAAGACGGCCACGGACAATGCGGTCGAGATCGCCGGACTCAAGCTGCGCCTTGACGCGGAGCAAGAGTTGTCGCAATTACGACTCACAACTGAGCAAGACCGCCGGACAGCGGCGGAGGCTCGTAACAGCCGCTTCGCAGGAGCACTCGATGCACTTCGTCAAGACCTTGATACTCGCCAGTGCGGTATTGGCTCTGACCTCTCTGTCGGCTTGCGCGACGCGCGGGACGCCAGAGAAGCCGAACGCCGATCCCGTGAAACCGGCTATTGACGATCTGGCTGTCGCCGCGTGCGCGGCCCCTGCCGATCTGATGCGCCCGACCGAGACCGAGCCGGACCCCGGCGAGCCGCGCGATCCCGTCAAAGGATACCAGCCGGACGAACTGTACCTCTACGCTCAGAACCTCGCCGAGTGGGGCGCACGCGGCTGGAACCGTGTTCTGGACTGGCAGGAGCGCGAACGCACCATTGGCCCATGCCCGCAACCTTTAGCCCGTGAAAGCGTTGAACAATGATGAACGAGTCGACTCACCTCTTTTGGGCCGCCCTATCTGGTCTCGTCACCGCCGTCGTTCGTGCGATGGCCGGTGTCGATCTCGGCGAAGCCATCTATGACGGCGCCACCATCGGTGCATCCTCCATGTCGATCCTCACCGGCCTGACTGTCGTTAGTCGAGCCGTGGGTTCGGTGCGAATCAAGCGCGTGCATCTGAAACGAGGCGATCTTTGGACTTGGGCCGCCTGGCTCGCCGTGGCGACCACAGGTTTCTCACTCTACCATTGGTTCCTGATGGTCTTTTGGGCGCTTGATTCTTCTGGCTCTTTCCGCAGCGCGGACGTGGAGGCGGCCTTCCGTAACTGGCATGTCCTGTTCGGAATCATCCTCAGTGTCTTGCATCTGTTCCTGTATCGGGTAATGAAAGAGGTGCCGCCTCCGGCCTCTCAACCCGATCAGGAATAACGCCATGCTCTCCCAAGCTGCCGCCTTCAAAGCGTACCATGTGCTCATCCCGGCAGCCGTAACGGGAGCCCTTGCTGCATCCGGCCAAAGTGAGATCGCGGCGGTGTATCCCGATCTGCGTGCGTTCCTGATCTATGCGTGCTACGGCGCGCTCGGCGGCGCAGCGCTCGGCATGTGGACGGTGAAGTTCCGCACGATCCTGAAATTCCTGGCCGTGCTGTTCACTGGATCGGTCGTGGCGGGCTTTGTCGGCCCGGCTGCCGCACATTACGTCGGCCCGGCTGTGTCGCCTCTGGCGGCTTTCCTGAGCGCCCTGGTGAGCCCCGCGCTGATCCTCGATCCGTTCGGCACGCTCCACAAGGTCTTCGATCTGCTGCCGAAAGTGCATATCGGGACCGGCACCCAGAAAGCCGCAGTGGATACGACCCATATCACAGACCTCATCGAAGAGGATGAGGCACACGATCTCTCAGGTCCAAAAGAGTAAGGCCGATCCTTTAATAGAGGATCGGCCTTATTAACGTGTGAGTTTGGTGGTCATGCCCACTAAACTATGTGTCCCTGGAACTCAGATCGAAGTCTCAGGTCGCACCGGCAGGGACGCTCAGTACGACCCGCTCTTACGGGTGGACGCGGGGATCGCGGAGACATCCCAACCTTCGAGGAAACCAGCGCGGCGGGCGGCGTGAGCGGCTTGCAGTGCGATGTCGTATTTCATGGTAAGACTCCTGTGGTTGGTTGAGAGGTGGGCGGCCACGAGCGAGTATCTTGAAACGGTTTCTCTTCGTGGCCACCACTTGCCCACTGTTGCGGAATGAGGGCCATCACCAAGTCAGACGATAACCGGTCTCCCGGCCTTGTCAATCGCAAAATATCGGCCTGGGTCCAGCGGCTTGCGCCGTTTCTCCTGGACCCTATCGCGGGGCCGCCGCGCCACTTCACCCGGCTAAGGGTGTCGCCACTCATCCCGTGAAAGGACTCCCGGTCAGCTAACCGGAAACCCTAGCCCCGTGCTGCCGTCGGCAATTTATTCCTGCAAGCGGCGTGCCAACTTACAGCAGATCGTCCGCGAGGTTCTTCGGCGGATCGCAGTTCCGCAGGATCGTCTCGCACGGCTCGCTCTGGAAGCGATACCATGACGTGTCGTCCTTCGCGGCGTGTTTCGTACCGGGTATCCATTTCAGCCGAGCGGTCGGCACGATGTCCGAGCAATACGTCAGGAACGGACGGGCTTGTTTGGTCCAGGCCCAATTCGAATCGAGCAGCAGCCAGGCCGGGACGCCCGACTCGATGCACCACTGAATGAAGGCGTGCATGTCCGCGCGGGTCCACGGCGGGTTCGTGATGATATAGTCAGCCTTCCGAAGCAATTTTTTCGGAACGCCATCGTACGAACCCGTGACGATATTCAGGTCTGTCTCTTCGTCCGGCACCCACGTCGGGTCGTCGGGTTCGATGTCGCACGCATAGATGCACTTCGGCCCCAAGACCTCCACGCCTATAATCATGTCGCCGCCGCCAGCACACGGCTCGATGAACGTGCCGATCTTGGAGAAGATTTCTCGCATCGGTTCGTATGCACGCGGATCGAAGGTGTAATACTTGTCCTTCGGGATGCGGTCCATGTCAGATCGTTTTCCCATTACAATAAATCCTCTAGCGCGCTGCGTGGGCGCTCTCCAAATACATGATCGCCCCACACGCGGGCGACAATTGCTGCGATCCCAGGGTACGTCGCTGCGCGTTGACGAGCCCGATCCTCACTAGGTCCAAGACGGTTTTGCCCGCTGTCGGTCTGGTTCGCCCACCGGGGAAGCGGTTTCTTGTCGCCGTGGCAGTTCGGGCAGCCATACTTACCGACCGACTTCACATCCAGCACCTCGCCGCAACACACCCATCGGGGCTCTACATACTTGTCTGTCTCCGGCAGGATCGGCGGAAGGTTCCAGAGGTGGAAGCCGGTTTTCTTGCTGGCATCGTCCCCGTGCTCGTACGGCTGCACCCAGCATCCAGTCGGGCCCATGCCCTTCGACATCTTCGGCAGCACACCCTGCGGGTTCTCAAGAGCCGCGTAATCAGAATGCCGCTTCACCATGTTCCATCGAGATTCAGTGTACTCGACAGCGGCAATACGTTCATCATGACGCGGCTTGCCTTCGCCGTAGACCCAATTGCCGGAGACGCAAATCTTCGTGCATTCCGGGGGGGAAGATAATCAGCGGCCAATGCTTCGCCTGGATGGCGATGTCCCAATTGCCCTGAAAGTGCGGGCCAGTACCGGTGCGATCCGGGTCGAGATCGCACGACACGGCACTGATACCCAATCGAATGAAGGCATCGCGTATCTCACCGAATTGCTCACCGGCAACCAGCACATCATACGGTTCGAAGTCGAAGGTCACATCGGTCACAGCAGCAGGTCCATCACGTTTTCAGAAGGTGGGACAGGTTTGTCTTTTCGGCCATTTGCGCCAGAACCCGACGCTCGATTTCGGCGAGGTCCACGGTCACGATGCAGGGGGTGGTTTGCGATCTTGGCCGTAAAATCCGCGACAACTCCTGAAAACGTGTCGGCCCGTCCGACGGCATACGACCCGTCGGGGTTCTGGTATGACCATTCGAGTTGTCCGTGGGGTCCGAGTATAATCTGTATGCGTCTGAAGCTGTCGCTCCCGACGAGGGTATCTGCTCGATCAAGCATTTGGGCGTCTCCGTTTTCATCGACCTACATCCTCCAGGAAGTACCAACCGCAGAACATTCCGAACAGGAATGCCAAAATAATTTCAAGGCTCATTGAGGGGGTTTCGCGTATCTCTGGCCGGTGTAGTCTTTCCCGTCTTCCATCACGCCATATCGCCGTGACCCGCGCCATTTCGTCATGCTCTCGGTCAAGCTGTTACCGAACGACATTGCCTTCTGGAGATTCTGGAAGCCCCCACGGACTTTATGCGTCACCACGAGGGCATCGGCATCAGGGGACATGGCTACGACTTGAAACATAGTACACCTCAGATCAGATCGTCGAGAGTGCTGGGTTTTCCCGTCGATTTGTGGTAGAATAGATTAGCCATTGCCGAGAAGGGAGTGCCGCCTTGGGCCGTCTTGTCCTTCATGCTGGCCTGGAATGTCGTCGTATCCACGCGGCTGACATATAGCGTATCGCCGGGATTCGCCAGATCGTCCTCGATCCGGTCCATCACCTTCGACGAGAAGAATACCCGTTCGATGCCCTCTGAAGCCATCAGAGAAGCCCCAGCGCTTGCAGGTACGTGTCGAGGATCATTTCCTGTTCCTCGCGCTCGGCCTGGTCGATCTTGCGGATGCGGATAACTGCGCGGAGCGCCTTCGTGTCGAAACCGAACGCCTTGGCCTCCGCGTAGATTTCCTTGATCTGTTCGGCGACCTCTTTCTTCTCTTCCTCCAACCGCTCAATCTTGGCGACGGTCTGCCGTAACTTCTCGCGGGTCGCTTCGGTCATGCTGTTGTGGCCGATGAGGGAGTCAGCTTCGTTTGCCATGGTAGGCTCCTATTGGTCGTACTCGTGGAGTTGGAAATAATCGAGGTGGTGCATCCAGTCGTTCGGCGGCTTCGTCAGGAAGAAACCCCAGGCGTTGCGGACGCGGCCACGCAGGACCAGCGTGCGGATCGTCCGCTTATCCTTCGGTATCTCCATGCGGTCAAGCTGCGCGTCGATCTCATCGAGCGACACGCCCGGCTTGTAGATCAGTGCGAGCCAGGCGTCTTTATGGCTTAGCTTGCACTCCCGCAGCACCCTATAGACGGGATCGAGAGGACAGAGGATTCTGTGGGTGTACCGGGCGGGCCGGAAGTAGAACCGGAATCGCTTCACCAGATTGATCCGAGTGCGGAGTTCCAAGCGGCGCTCGTCTTCATTCCAGTGCTCGTACGCAACTTCCTCGACGTACGAGTTCAGAGGGAAGGTGATGAACCACCACGGATGGTCGTGCGGGCTGCGACCGGCATCCCCACGGTGCATGATGTGGAGCCGGAAACCGCCGACGAAGTATCGCGTCATGTACGGCTCCCGACCGTGAAGGCCGACGAGGACGGACTTACCCATGAACTTATCACGGGTAGAGCCTTTCCGTTTCTGAAGGTCGCGCTCTTGGCGCGGCCTGGACCAGATGAGATCGCCCACGTCGGCCTCCGTTATGCTTGCATTTCGAGAACGTGGAAGTGCGAACAGAGGTTCGGCTTGGCCGGACTTCCGAACGCCTTGCCAGCAAACCGGCCTTTGCGGCGGCGCTGCATCTTGGCGAAGGATTCGCGGGCCAGCGCCCGATGGATCGCTTCGACCTTCGAGGGCTTGGATTTGGGGTGACTGCGATTCACCCGGACGCTTCGCAAAGACGAACCAAGTTCGTCGAAAGCGAGGGCCATCTGGTTGAGAGCAGACGTGAAATCAGGCCCCGTCTGAGAGGTCTTCAGTTCAACACCATTCGGATCGGCGTTCATGCCGAGAGCAGCAGCGGCGATGGCGAGGGAGTGTGTCATAGATTGCATTGTGGGCATCCTTGTGGGCTAGTGGTCCAGAGGTAGTAGCAAGTCGCGTGCCACCATGCAACCGGAATCTTCGGTTCATTGACTTTCAGGGCCGGAATCCGTAGGGGTTTGGTTAGCACGGAGGCACCACGTCCATTACCGTTGCCAACCTCGACACTGCCGATGCAGTCGGCATAGCCTTGTCGAACGACGCTGACCCGTCCGGCTATCACATAGTCCTGCCGCAGATGCAGCGAGAACTTTTCATCCGCGCGGACACCGGGATAGTCCCGCTCAAAGCAAAGATTGTGTAGACTGAGGTGGTGTTTTGATTTCTGCCCGAAGTCTGGCCTCCAGGGCGCGATCCTGTTCGAACAAAGCGAGGCCCCGCCGGACGGCATGGATCGCCGAAGTGTGATTCTTCATGCCGATCTTCCGCGCGACCATCGGGTAGGAATAGGTCTCGGGTTCGTACAGGAGGGCACACGCGGCGCCACGGGCCTGCGACAGATGCCTCATGCGGCTGGTCCCGGTCAGGACGGCCACGCTCACGCCCCACTCGCGGGCGACCGCTGTGAGGATCGAGTCGGTGTATATCTTACGCTGCGATCTGTTCATTTCCTGCTCTCAATCCATTTCCCGAGAACCCGGAAGACGATGTGTTCGTACGAATCATCGCCGGGGTTCTGAATGTTGATCGTCTCGACTTCATCGCCGAGGTCGATGTACGACCGGCTGTCGCCATCGAAGGTGCAGCCGTCCCGGTGGATGCGTACCAGCAACACGTTATCCGCGCCGTACTTGGCGATCACCGGCTTGGCTTCGACGGCGAACCCGGAATCTGACATCAGGACGACTTCCTTCTCCCGGTGAGGCGGAACCGCCCGACCGTGACGCCAGTGCTCGATGTTGTTCACGGCCATGTGTCCGAAGATGTCCTGGCCGAATTTCGGCTTCATCACCTCTTCCGAATACCAGATGTACGCTTCGCGCGGCGAGAGACCACGAAACTCCGGGTTCGGATCATTCTTTACGGGCTCGAAGTGGTCATGGGCGACCACCCTACCGCGATCATCGACGATCCCGAACAGCCCGTGGCAGCCTTCCTTGATCGGCCTGGCGAACTTCTCGATCCGGGTCGCGTAGACATCCTGATCTCCGAAAACGTACCGGGCAAATTCGGCGGCGGTGTCCTTGCCCGCTCGCGGCGGGCCGTTGAAAAGGACGATGAGGGGGGTGGTCTTGCTCATTTCTTGAATCCATCCGTGTCGAAGGCCACGCTGAAGAATATCAGCCCGAGCCATGCCCTGAAGCACTTCCTGTCCGTGTCGTAGGATAGGCTCAGACCGAGATCAAGGCGGCGAAGATGAAGCCAGGCGTCGAAGATTCTCGGTTCTCCCATGTCACCCTCCCTTCAGCTTCAAGCCGAACGACGACAGCATACCGGATGCGAAGCCGATAAGCGCGCCGGTCTGCCATGCTTCGAAGGGCCACCCGAAGTATGAACAGAACGCGGCATATGTGTCGTCGTAGAAATAGGCAGCACCCCAAGCCCCGGCAGCCATAACGGCTGTCGTCAGGACAGGAGAGAACAGGCCGAGCAGAACGGCGGCGATCAGGAGGTAGAACTTGCTTTCCATGTGTGCCTCCTATGCGTCGAGATCGCAGCCGGAAGCGAACGACTCGTCACGGTCGTCACCGCCATCCACGATGGACTTCACCAGCCGCCCAGCTTCGTCCGACAGCGGAGGAAGAGACGACGTTTCGAGAACTCCCCGCTCGGCCTGGGTGTCGCGGTTGATCGCGCGATCCTGGGTGAACTTGTCCGGGTAGCGGATCGCCAGCTTCCGCGTGTTGGTCCACGCAGCGCCGTCGAGCGTGCTGCCGACTGTCTTCATGCCGAGTTGGCCGTACCAGAGGATGTCGCCGGTCTCTTCAACGAAGTTCACCGTGTCGAATGGCTCGCCGTCGGCGAGGGTCTTAAGGACCGCTTCGACCAGTTCAGACGCCTCGGTCGCCATGCCGATGATGGCGTGGACGATCTGCGGCGGGATGCCCATGAAGTCTGCGTCACGCGAGAGGTCATCTTTGACTGCGACCGGCAGGAGTTCGGCGTCGAGCCGACCGTAGATCAGGACTTTCTTGATCCGGTCGAGGCGGTTGCCCCAATCGACGAAATTAGAAAGGGTCTCGATGACTTCCGGGCGGCTGAGTTTGCCGGGATGGAAGGCGGTGCCGTCTACATTGCGCATGACATCGCGTTCGTAGCCATTCGAGATATAGTTCTCGGGCTGTGGGCCTTGACCGTAGGCGACGGCCAGCGGGCGGACGGCGGCGTCAGTGCGGGCCGTCTTGTGATCGGTGGTAGACATGGTGGGCTCCTGGGGCTGAGGTTAGTGGAGGGTGCGGCTGTATTTCTTGTGCTCATGCGTGAGCAGGGCGCGCCACAGAATGCCGAGGACGGTGGCGGAGAGGGCGAGACCCCCGGCGAACCAGTTTCCCTGCAAGAGAAGCAAGAAAGCGCAGCAGGCACAGGCGACGTACTCGTAGAACGATTTGCGCGTCAGCTTGTTCTCATACTTCGACAGCATGATCGGGAGGGTTTGCTTGTAGGTGGCCAGCATGACGACATAGGCGAGCGTCAGCAGTCCCATGAAGATCGCCAGGATGCCGTACGGGATGATCCAGAAAGGGCTCTTGATCCAGATCGGGCCAGCAGCGGCACCGACCATACAGGCCCACAATAGCATCGTGGCCGGGCTGATGACATCATTCTGTAGGCGGAATTTCAGAGGGCCAAGTCGCATTGGAGTCTTCCTTGTCAAGCGCGGTTTGCCGCGCGGTGAGGGCTGCCTGCTCGGCGGACTCTTTGGTCTCGAACAGGACGCGGGTGGTGGAGCCGGGCGGATCGACCACGGGAACCCAGGGGCGTCCGGCGGATCGCTGCCAGAAAGCAACGAAGAACCCGTCGGTACGAAGGACTGTTTTCACGCGGTCGATCATGGCGACCTCCTAGTGCATTGCCACCGGGCCGATAGGAAGGCCACGGGATGCATGGACGATATTGGTGATCCACTGAGCGGGCACCGGCTGCGAACCGGCAGCGAGGGCTTTCTTGGCCTCAGAGGACGAACGGAAATCGACCCGGCAGATTTCCTGGTCGAACCGGGAGTCGGCGCCGGACTTCTGCACCTGCATGATATGCACCGTGTCGGCGCAGATCAGTGTGAAGCCGCCAGTCATAGACGAGATCGCCGTGAATCCGCTGGCCGCGCCGACGGACTTCGACATCGCTGCCAGGAGCGGGCGACCGGAGAGCGAGAGCAGCGTCAGATAATCTTCCAGCGCGGCGTTCGCCTCAGCAAGCGTAGCGTGCGCCATCATACCACCAGCGACGTTCACGATGTTGGACCAGTAGCGGTCGTGAGTCTCGTCGTAGAGGTCGATGGCGCGCCGCACGGTGTAGGCCCGGTCGAGGCCAAGGCCGACAGGCTGATCCGATGTGATGAACAGCCCTTTCTTGTGAACCGGGGATTCGATCAGCGTGCCGAAATGGGCCATGAGGTCCGGCGCGAAGAACATCGGATTGCGTTTCCGCACCATGTCCATCGAGTTGTATTCAGTCGGCTTGCGCAGAACGACAGATTTGGATTCAAGGGCGTCAGTCATTGGTTCGGGCTCCTGTTCTGACTGGTTTGATATTGTTGATAAGTCTGTGCATATTCGATGCCACTCTGGTCGTCAAGCGAAAAATTTCAGATCGGGCAATGCGTCTGCGCGTAAAGGCGCCGGTCTCGTTCCGCATCCATCCTGGCCGCTTCCGCGAGGCAGCCCCGGCAGGTGATCTCGGCGGACTTCCCGGCGAGCCTGACGGTCTTGCCGCTCCGCGCATCGAAATTCCGATTATCCCGATAGCTGTAACCGAAAGGTATGTCGCACAAAGTCCGGCCTCCCATGTCTTTAACGCGGGTGAAGGCGGGCCAGTGTACGAATTTATTCCGTGTACGTCCCATTACGGTCTCGGCGTTACGACGAAGAACACCCAATGAGCGCCGGTGTGCGGCTCCGGCGGGCAGGGGGTGATCCTCTCGGGGTTGTTCTTGAGGTGGTCTCGCACGATCCGCGATCCGCGAACCGGGAAGACATGCGAATTGTCGGCGTCCGGCGTATCGACGTAGCACTGGACGATAGCGTATCCGTGCGGGTTGTACCGACCGAACCAGTCCAGAGCCTCGTCGATGGATGGCGCCAGGATGGCCGGGTATTCCAGGATGAGCAGATTGTAGCCCTGCTCGGCCAGCCATTTCCGATTCGCGTCCATCATGTCGTCCCAGGAATCGGTCGTATAGAAATCCGGCACGTCGGCAATGCGGCGACGCAGGACGTGCGCGAGCGCGATCTGGAAGCAGTTCTGGCCGGACTTGGGCATGGTTCACCTATCCTGTTTTTCGCTCATCCTGGGTGACGCTTTTCGACATTTCCCGAACCTCGCGTCTGCGGATCGCGTTGAACGTGCCGACGGCGGCGACGACCGCGCACGCATTCGAGAGCGAGCCGACGATCAGGGCGGCGGCGATATGACCGTTCACGGATAAACGGATGTACATGATGTCCACGCCGGTCAGCACGAGCGAAGTTGCGAACATGCTGAAGTATCGGGAGTATTGGACGTTTTTCTGCTGGAACACGGCAAGGAAGACCTTGCCGAAACAGGCGGCGGCGTAGAGGATCAGGCTCATATCTCGACATTCTCGTTGGCTCTCGGCGCGTTCGCCAGGGCGTGCTGCTTGGCGATCATACGTCTGGTGGTCTTCACGCCTTTCCGCTTGTACTGCTTCACGAGCGTTTCGAGGATGGCACCTTCCGCAGTCTGCTGAAGCAGGGCGGCGGTGCCGGGCTTGATGCCGTCTTCGTCGATGGCCTTGAGCGACAGGAAATAGTCGGTCGACTCGTAGTTCCCGTTGTTCAGTTTCGTCGAGACAGATGCGGTGATTTCGGTAATCTTCATACTGAAAGTCCTCTCTGATCCAACCACGCTTGGAGCCCATCCCGGTCCAGGATGGCAGTCTGGTGCATGTCAGGCTTGAATTTCTTCATGTAGGTGTCGCGGTCTCCGCTTGTTTCAAATCCCCACAGAGTACACACCCGATCCGTGGACAAGGGCACGCGCATGAACTGAGATTCCTCTCCCAGCAATTCCATTACGCGGTTTGGGTGTGTCTTGTCGTTCCGATCTTCCACGAGAAGCATGAACGGATATTGACGAGCCCACCGGAATGCTCTGCGGCAGTTCTGCTTCGACAGGTTCATCTTTCCCTCCGTGCTTTGCCGCGCTTGCCGAAATCCAGATCGGTCGTCAGGCGCATGTGCCAGCCGTGGGTCCACGCGACCGGCAGGCTCTTGATGTCGTCGAACTGGACCATACTGTAGCCCGGCACGCGAGCGTCGCCCACGATGCAGGTTTGGCCGGTGAGTTCTTTCGGCGCGTGGCCGATGAACGTCGCGGATCGCAGCTTCGATCCTGGTGCCGGGCGTCCGGCGGAAGGCAGGTGCAGGCGGCTCATGTCAGCAATCCTTCAGTCTGATGATGGCGTCGGTTCGGTAGACATCGAGTGTGGTCACTTCGCGTTGCGCCATGGCGATCAATTGCGCCATGAGCGAGAACTCGAAGTTTCCATACCGATCCACCATATCTTCGCGGTTGTACAGGACTTCATCGCCGCGCCGGATTTCCTCAACGCGGTCGTTGTTGTGCGGATCGAAAACGATCCGGTATTTCCCATCGGGGAAGACGATGGTTTTCATGTCATTCATCCTCGTAATTGTCGAGCGGGCAGTGGCGCCCGCTGCGTTGCGGCTCGCCGTCGAGAAATTGCGGGCACTTCGGATGCTCGCACATGCCGTCGCAGTCGGCGCGACAATGTTCGGGAGCGGGCATCCGGTCACACCGGTCGATGAGATCATGCGCCAGCATCGCCGCGCTCGCAACATGGAATTTCAGGAAATGATCCGGCAGCACCGTCCTGGACCCGATCTTCCGATAGTAGAGGATGATGGCGGGTAGGCTCTGCTGGTTCAGATTGAAGTGTTCATGCACGACGCCGCGCGGGATGCGGGCGAGCATGTAGTAGCGGTGCGACACCGTGGCATGAATCTCGATGACGCTCAGTGTCAGTTTCATGTCTTCGGCTCCAAGTACATGCGGATGGACTTTGTGTCCGGGTCCGTGCGTGTCACAATCTGGACCATCGTGAGGTCCGCTTCAGGATGCTTCTGCAAGTAGAGTGCCAGCATCTGCTCGGCAGTGATCTTCATTTGGAGCATGACGCGCTCTCTGGCGGCCATGATCTTTCCGGCGCGCTGAGCGTACGAAGGCACCGAAATACCGCTGAATCGCGCTCCTGCCTCATCCTGAGCCGTTTTTGAGGGCATTTTGAAGGCCAGGACCGGCGCCGGTTCGCGTTTCGTCGCTTTTCCGGGCAGCGAGTCGATCAATCTATCCCGCATGACTTTGGAAGGATCGGTGAGAGCAACGACCGGCGCGAAGCCGGGCCGGATATGGACAATCGTGTGTTCCTTGTCGAGCATCCTGACTTCGCGCTGGCCGCTTCCAGTCCACTCGGCGGCCTGCTCGGACACAGCGTCTTTCGCGGCGTCGTGCCACGTCGGGCGGCGCGGCGCGGATGGTCTGCCGAGGTACTGGAATTGGAAGAACTCTTGTTCGGTCATGGGAATCTTTTCCTATTTCGGATTGGCTGAAACGTCAGTTCTGAATCCGTGTGAGTTGGAACCCGAGAACCCTCAGCGCCGCAATTAGCTCTTTGTCATTCGTCTTGATACGAACGTCGCCGATCACAAGCGCTTTATTCTTTACGTCCGCTATCACGCGGACGCTCGACCCGACTGATTTATGACGGCGCGGCGGTTTGGATTCAAGCAGCTTCGCCTGCTCGGCATAGGGACGAAGTTCGTCGCCTTTGATCGCCCGCGCGATTTCTTCATCACGCATCTGCGCCAAGCGTTTCTTCGCCATCACGATCTTGTTGTCTTCGCCGTAGACCGGCACGTCCATCTGCTTCCCTTCGGCCAGGCGCGCCTGGAGCGGCATTTTCAACGCCATGACAGTCTTTTTCGTTTGCGTCGTAATCACTGTCGAACAGGCGATGAGGGGGTGAAGTTTTCCAGAAGCAACCTCTCGGAAGAAAGGATACATATACATCAGGTCGTGTTTCTCCCGGCGACGATGGAGTTCCGCCAGACCCGTGCAAATGTCCCGAATGTCCTGTTCTTCGCTGGCGGTCAGTTCCGCCAGCCGTTGCCGGATTTCCGGCGAGGACAGATTGTGAAAATTCATGGGTTGTGTCATTTTAGGCTCCTGCGTTGGACGCGATTGGGTGCAGATTCTTCATAAGCAAGTTCCGTGCCGTTTTGCGGCGATACGAAATACGGGTTGCGGCTCTGCATTCCTCTAGGTTTTCAGCGCGGTAACGAGCGTCGTATTCCCGTAATTTCTCACGGTTCTTGGCACGGAACCTAGCATTGTATTCCCGTAATTTCTCGGGATGGTTGGCCCGGAACTTGTCTTTGTATTCCCGTAATTTCTCGGGATGGTTGGCCCGGAACCGGGCTCCTTGCTCCGATCTTCTCGCGCGACGACATTCCTCTCCGCACATTTTGGACGAACCGAGCGCTTCGAACGGCGTTCCGCATACAACACATTCTTTAATCATGGCGAGGCCCCGTCGCTCTGGCTTGCGCCATCAGGCTCGGATCGAGATCGAGACAGCCAGCCGAGAAGACGACATTGGCAATGAATTTCAGCCGCCATCCGTACGAGAAGAATTGGATTGGCAGCATGTAGAGCCGACCGTCGTTCTTGATGCGATCGATGGCTTGGTGCAGGTGGTCCGGTTGAGTCGACTCCGATCCGCGAAGCAGGCATTCACCGTGCATCGTGGCGGCGAGGTCTTCGGCCTCGTACCGGCTGGCGCAGAACACGAGCGTTGATCGCGCCGTACGGCCTTCGCGGACGTACTGTCGGGCCATCTTCATCACCCATTCTTCCTTCGGCATACCCTTCACATGGATCGCGCAACCGCGATACTTCAGGATGCCTTCTGCCAGGAACAAGTCTCCCTTGGCGTCGTCGAGGGCGCGCTTGGCGTCCATCATACCGGCGCCGGTCTTCTCGCGTAACCGCTGGACGGTCGCCGCTGTGATCGGGGATGGCTGGGAGTCGCTCATGTGTCTCACTTTCGTTCAGGTCAAAACGTCAGTTCAGGATTCGTGCCAAGTCGCTCGGCGATTTCGAATTTCCAGAACCCAAAACGTACAGTTCAGATTCGTCTGAAACGTACGATTGAGATTCATTTCGGCATCGCTCCATGAGCATCCTGGCTATGGCTTGGGCACGGAAAAGCGTTCCATACGGATAAACCATTTTCGGTTTACCTTTCGCGTCTCCATCAATTTCGATTGAGGTCTCAGAGTAGAGCGTCCGGTAGAAGGCGCGCACCTCGGCCTCGCTGTCCATGTAGAGGTCCAGCGCATCCCTCACACCGTCGGGCGCGTACCGGTTGCGCCAGACGCAGACGGCGCTTTTCGTAACCTTCATCATCCGGGCGACTTCGACCGGCTTCCACAGCTTGCGGTCCACGCCAGCGAGCAGCTTCAGTATCCAGATGATCTCGTCTTTCGACCGGGCGCCCGACGGGCTTTCGGCCCCGTTGCTGGTGAAGCGATCCACGAGGTCCGGCGCGTGCATCGTGCAGAACTGGTGGACCGCCGGTCGGCTGACGCCCTCGGCCTTGGCGAACTCACCCCACGTCGCACCGGCCTCGGCGAGTTCCTTGGCACGCCGGATGCGCTCGCGCCGGACCTTCACGCGGTAATCGTCGCGGTCCATGTCGGCGGCATCGGGACCGTATTTCGTCAGATCGGGCATGGTTGGGCTGGCTCTCGGGCAAGAGTTGGTTTTGCACACCCTTACCCACAGGCTCGGGTCATGTCAACAATTCCTCGAAATTTTTTCAGGTCCGGGTCGATCTGCAAAGTAAGCGGCGGATTTTTAGGTCCGGCCAGCCTCCCAAAGTAAGCGCGAGCCGCTTCGAATTTTTAGGACCGGCCAGGTCTGCAAAGTAGCGGCCCGGCCCGGCGGGCGCCGCGCGGCATCCTGGCGCGATGCGCCGACTTAATTTTTTCGGTGCCGAGATAGATGAAATTTTATCGAATTTTATAGAAATTTCCATAGCCAGAATCAACGATTTATTAGGCATAGTTTGGCTCAACCGAAGCGCCCGGAATGCGCCTTTAGCTGTTCTGACGTGTGCGGATTATTTGCCTTGCATCCCGGCTCAAAACTTGCGTTGATGCGAGCGCGGGCGATGCGCGCCCGGCATTCGACAAAGGAAAGTCAAGCCATGAAAACCGTTTTCACTAACGACATGATTCCCCACCTTTGGGCGCAACAATCTGACGAACAGACCGAAGCCCGCAGCGGGAACGGGAATTATCACTTTGAAGGCCCGGCGCTCTATTCTTACCGGCAGGTTATCGGGGTTATTTGCGCCGTCCGCGATGGCGGCCCGAAAATCGCCTTTCTCAATTCGCGGACTTACAGCATAACGACAACGCGCCATCAGTCACGGGCGCGCGGTGCCGTGTCTCATTATGAGAACCACCATGTAAGCCCCGAGTTTCTGGAGGCATTGCGCTATTTCGCCCGGCGCGAGGCGCGAGGCGACGAATTGCGCGCGGCCCTGAAAGACTTCGCGCCGTACGTCCGCGACGAAATGAACAGGCGAGTCGCGCAAGCGTGGGAATGCCTGCAATCGGCTCACCGGTCAATCAAGCACACGCCCGGAAAATTCCGGGAAATGGTGGCCACACTGGCAGAGGCGGAAGCACTCGCCAAATTGTTCCGCGTACGGTTTACAATCCCGGCAGAATTGCGGAAGGCATGGGCCGCCGGGTCGCCAGAACTGAAAGCCGCTCTTGCGGTGCCGTACGCCTCCCGGTGGCGCCAGGAATACTCGGACGAAGCCGTCGCAGCATTTGAACAGGCAACGGCATTTCTGGCCAGCCGGGACAACTGGCCGCGCGCCGAATGGAAGGCGATTCTCGATAGGCATTTCGAAGCGGAAAAGCGCGAACGTGCCCGCGAACGCGCCCGGCTTGAATTGGCGCGCCAAGAGAGCGCCAAAAAAGAGGCCCGCCGGACGGCGCGAGTCCTTATCGAGCGGATTCGCAATCCGCTGGATTGGGAAGTCGAACGGTGCCAGCGCGTGCTTAAGACGGATGACTCCGCCCCGGCGGTTGCTATGGCCACAGCGGCAAACCTGCTGCAACTGGCGAACATTCGCCCCGCCAATATCTGCCAGCCCTTGCGGGAAGCCCTGACGCGACAGGCGCGAGCGCTAGAGCCTCTTTTCCTTCCGCTTTTCGTGGCAAACGGAAAACGACGTATGCGGATGAATGCACGCGAAGCAATCGCCGAAATTCGTTTCTTGATGGCGGAAGGCCCGGAAAACGACTCGTGCATGTTCCCTCCCTCGCGCCACAGCCCGGAATTTCCGGCGGTGCAGGAATGGGCGCGCCGGTTTGAGGCGGCGTTGCACACTCTGGCGGAGTCCTGTCAAATAGTGGGAATCGGAATGCCGGGGACTCACTATTACGCGCTTTCGGCGCCTCTGGAATTGAGAGTCGTTCCCGCCCTGTACATGCGACAGGCCCGGAATGCGGAAGTTGCCTTTGCCTATGTCAATGGCATTTGCAAGGCAGAACGGGCGCGCCTCGCACGGCTCGCGCAACAAGCTAAAGACAGGGAACAATTCGAACGCTGGCAAGAGGGCTTGCCGGTGGCCTGCCCCGGCTCTTATCACACGTCGGAATCCGGCGGCGTGCATATGCGCCGAGTCGAGCGCAACGGGCAGGACGTTCTGCAAACGTCGCGCGGTGCGGAAGTGCCGTTTGCCCATGCGGTCAAAGTTTTCCGTGTACTGAAAGCAATGCGTCTTTCCGGGCGGACGTGGCAACGCAACGGGCGCATTATCCGAGTCGGTCACTTCACCGTTGACCGGATCGACTCGGACGGCTCATTCACTGCCGGTTGCCATGACTTCAAATGGCCCGAAATCGAAGCCCTCGCGCGCCGGGAAGGCGTCTTTGACGAAACACCGGACGAAAGCGCAATCGAGACGCGCGAACACGCCTAAGCCCCTTAACCTAGTGAACTGGAGGCTCACCATGAATGATTTTGACAGATACGCGGAAGCGAAACTAGCGCGGGGCATTCTCGCCACGTTCGCCGCTATCATGGCCGCACTGCTCGCGCTGGCGTGTCTTATCTCTGGCGACTTCCCGGCGGCGGCTCTGGCCGCCATTGGGGGCGCCGTGGCGGCTGCAATCGCCAAAAGCTAACGACTAATCAGCATAAGGACTAATGATATGACTTTCACCGAAACAACCTTTAACGGCACTGCCTACCTGCTGGCGAACGGCACCTATTACAACAAGGCCACGCCCGGCGCGGTTATCAGGGCTCTGGAGGGCGCCCGCGCATCCGGCGGCACCGTCCGCCTGTTCTATGGCGACGCCATCACGGGGCGCGCATGGGCGGAGGAAAACGACGTTAGCGGCACCGTGGGGCGCTCTATGGGGCCTTTGAAGGTGCCGCTACTTGTGCCGCACGGCTCGCGCGGCGGCGGGGCTATCCTGTCTCACTGCATTGTCGCCATAAAGACGGCTGCGGGCTTCGTGTACAAGCACGCGGGGTTTGATCCGGGGGAATGGTCCGCCAAGGCCACAACCGCGCCCCCGCGCCATCCGGACTACGGCACCGCCGAAGTGTACCAGGATGGCACACTCTACGCCCGAGTCGCCACCCTCAAGAGCGCGGAACGGCTGGCCTCATTTATGCGAGGGGACCGGCTGGCGCGTTAATCTTTTGGTAACACCCATGCGCTAGGTTACGCGCATGGGCACGCCGCCCGGATCGAAAGGACTAGACACATGACTCGCACCATTACCGCCGCCGCCGCTGTTTCCCTTGGCCACGCCATCGCCCGCGATTGGGCGGGCCGCCACTACAGCGACTCGGACGTTGCACACGGCGCCGCTGTTGCAGCCCGTGGCAAGGTTGTGATCCCGGCCCCGCGCCGTGTCACTTTCGGCAAGAAAAAAGCGTAAGGGTGCCCGCTATGCGTTATGAGATTTTCAACCCTGCAACCGGCTTTGTACTTCAACAGACCATGACCCGCGCGGCGGCTTGGGGTGCTATCCGTCGCCTTGGCGTGAAAACACCGCTCGACGTTCGCCCTATTCAGTAGACGGAAGGAAAGCCCATGCTTCGCACGATTGAAGACTACGCCCGGCGCGCCCTTGAACATAGGGCGGGCTTGGCCATGGTTCACGGCAAGCCGCCCGAAAATGCCATTGTGGCGGAGGGCTGTTGTTTCCAGTTTCTCGGCACGTCACACGCGCGCCGATATGCCGCCGAATGGCTTGGCCGCCTTGTTGGCTATTGGCTTCCATTCGGGCTGGCGAGCCTTTGGGCGCGCCATGCTTCGCGCTTCCCGGCGCGCGATGACTTCGTGATTATCTTCCTCCCCACCGAAAAGGAGTCCACCCTTGACTAATCACCTTCTGACAGGCGACGCGATGAAACCCGAGTCCACGGATCGAATCGCGCAAATCATCTACCTGCCCCTTGGCGAAATGCCGAAGGGCGGCGGCTGGCATATTCTCACCGGAAACATGCACGGCAACGAATGGGCGCGCGTTGCGCTTCGGTATGAGGTTGAGAAAGATTCGAAATGAGACAACTAATCGGCATTGCGTGCCTGCTGGCCCTTGGCGCTTGCATGGGGCAGCCTTCCATTTACGCGGACGGGGCACCCGCACCCGTTGACCCGCTCGACTCGGTATGCGTCGCCATGGGCGGGCCGGGCGGCTATTACGATGAACGGGGCCGCTGGGAAGTGGCGGACGATGGCGAGGCAATTTGTGTTGTCACCATGGAAGGCCGCGCCCTTTGCGTGCCAATCGGCAACCGCCCCCGGCATAATGACCGCCGCGCGCCGGGAATGCCTCTTTAGCCCTTCCACCCCCTGCCCCTGTAGAGCCCGCCTAGCCCGTCCTAGGCGGGCTTTTCTTTTGTGCCTGTAGGGAAGGCCGCCCGTTAGCTTATCGTGCCGGGCATGGGTTAGCCTATGGTGCACCATGACAGCCGGTTGCGCCTGTCTAGGGGCAGACAGCCCGGCGCGCCTGTCATGGCCCTAGCGTGACGCTGTAGAGCGATTCCATGGGGCGAACGTATGCCGCGATTAGATCCCCGCACGGGGCGCCATAGGGCCGCCCTGGTGCGCGAGGCTTTGTAACAAGGCCCCGCCCTGGTGCGGGCTAGTCCCGATATGGGGCGGCCTGGATAGGGTACGGCATGGGGGAAGGGCCGTTAATCCTGCATTACAATTGCGATAGTATTAGATAAACTAATAATTAATAGAGTGTGATTGTTTAGCATAACTAAACGAATGAGCGTGTTATTAGGTCCAGGGGAAGGGCACCCAGGGCGGGCGGCGCTGCAATAAACACTACACAATGAGGCCGCTATGGGCCCCCTCTGGCGCGTTTAGCTTCCGGGGGGTGCGCTGAGC